AACAACAAGAAGAACCAGGTTGTACCCAACAACCAGGTTGTACCCAACAACAAGAAGAATGAGGTCGTACCCAACAAGAAGAACCAGGTTGTACCCAACAAGAAGAACGAGGTCGTACCCAACAAGAAGAATGAGGTCGTACCCAACAAGAAGAACGAGGTCGTACCCAACAAGAAGAACGAGGTCGTACCCAACAAGAACGTACCCAACAAGAAGAACCAGGTCGTACCCAACAAGAAGAACCAGGTTGTACCCAACAAGAAGAACGAGGTTGTACCCAACAAGAAGAACGAGGTTGTACCCAACAAGAAGAACGAGGTCGTACCCAACAAGAAGAATGAGGTCGTACCCAACAAGAAGAAGCCTAACAACCAGGTTGTACCCAACAAGAAGAACGAGGTCGTTCCCAACAACAAGAAGCCTAACAACAAGAAGAATGTGATTCGTATGGGTAAGCGTCAGAAGGTTCTCAACGAAATTTCAAAACACACTAACAAGAGGATTACAAGTCTAAAGGGTCGCGCTGCCAATCCTTTCAGGACAGCGGAAGAGTACAATCAGATTGCTCAAAATGTCAAGAAAATGGTCAACCTTGTCGCTTCGGAAAATACATTTAATGCTGGTGCCGAGTTGAACAAACAATTGAACATTGAATCCAATCGTCAAATGAGAAATCAAAACGAGAAAAATTTCAATGCTTCAGCTGAACTCAATAAACAGTTGAACATTAAGGGTAAGGAAATCAACAAGGCGAACACGAATAAGAAGGTTCGCAATGGTGTTGAATTCAAAATCAAGCAGGTGAAGGGACTTACGAATGCTGACATTCAAGAGTTTATGAAGAAATGGGACACATCCAAGAACAAGACGATTTTCAATCAGGCTCGTAAGAGAGGTGAGGGTCGCATCAAGGGTAAAAAGGTGAAAAATGAGAGAAACAAACCCAAAGAAGAGAACAACTTCAATGCTTCTGCTGCTATAAATCAGTTGAATTTGGCACCCACTAAAAACAAGCTCATGAAGAAAGCGAAAGATGAGGTTGGTCGATTCGCTGGTCGCATCGGTAAATGGGATCCCGCTATTAAGAATGCAAAGAGTAACGCAACTCTCGTAAACTTGGAGAAACAATTGAACAAAAAGATTGAACTTCGTAAAGAAATCCAGATGAGTAAGATTGGGCCAATCAAAAAGCGTGGTCACCTCGAAAAGGTTATGCAACTCAAGAACAATGTGGGTCAGAGACGCAGGACTTTCGAACAGCAATTGACAAACCTGGCACAAAATGCAAAGAAAAAAGAACTTTCAAAATACATCGTGGGTCTGAACATTCCAGCTGAAAATAAGAGTAGGTATGTTAAACAAACGAATAAACCTGGAGCGAACTTAAACCTGATCCGTGCATCAGTGAATAAACAGGTGAATCAAAAGATTTCCAATGCTTCAAAGTCCCTAGTTTCGGGGGCCATTGGTAAGATTCAAGCCAAGGAGAACAAGAATATCGCCAATGCTTCAAAGTCTCTCGTTTCGGGTGCCATTGAGCAGGTGAAGAAGAAGGATGCGGCTGCCACTAAGATCCAAGCTGCTGTCAGGGGTAAGAAGAACCGTAATGCTGCTATGAACAAAAAGCGTATAGAGTTTACAGAACTTGCGAAGAAGACGAAGACAAACTTCAGCAGGAACATTGCTGCTATGAAAAATATGAAAAATGCGTTCAAGTTGAGGGGTCGGATTGAGGGTGCTGTTCGTAAGAATAAGTCTGTTGAAAACGCGAAAGCTTTGGGTGGTAAGGCGAGAGTCAATCCTTTATTTGAGGAAGTTACCCCCAAGCCCCCAAATGCACCCAAGCCTAACAAGCCTTCGTTCAGGGCCATCGTCCAGAAAAACAAGGAAAAGAGGGTTATGAATGCAGTCAAGTTGGCTGGGAAAAAGGTGGAACTTTCTCGTGCTTCTGGTCCCGAACGTGTCAAGATGGCGAGGAACCTGGCACCAAAGACACAAGAGAATGTCAAGAAGGTTGCCAACGCTGTAAAGGTGTTCAATCGTCAAAGTGCCACGAGTGTTATAAATCGTCTCAAGAAGTTGACACCAGCCGAAAAGACTCAGTACAAGGGTAAAATAGGTCGAGCCAGCACAAAGAATGAGATTAGAGACATTCAAGAGAGTGCAGTGAGAGTGGACGCTCGTAAAAAGTTTGAGGAGGACAAGAAGAAGGAGGAAGAGCGCAAGAAAAAGGCTGATGCAGAAGCTGAGCGAGTGCGAAAACTCAGTGAGAAAAAGAGGATTCGTGAAGCCGCTGAGAAGTCTGCTACGTCGGCGAAGAAAATGCTTACTGAAACCGATAAGATGAAGGCGAAAGCCAAGGCTGATAAGGCTTTCAACGACAAGCTTGCTGAAAAGAGGCGACTTTTGAGAGAAAGAGAAGCTAAGTCGGAACCCAAAAAGCGAAAATCCAAGAAAAAATAATGTTCCACCCCGACGACGATTGTACCGTAGTGACAGATATGCCTCTCAGTGATGAAGTTGCTGACTTTATCGAAGCTGGTCTTCATAGAGGAATGACGAAAGAGGATGTAGAGGAATGGTGTGACAACAATTTGGATGAACTTGCAAGTATATATGAGAAGTATCGGGGTACGTACTTGTCATATGGACAGGCAGATATGACTCTATTTTTCGCGCAGACGATTTATGAGAGAGATGATATGGGAGATATGATTAGCCAGTTTGTAGCCTTTCAATAATTACAATTTAAAGAAATAATCGTCCTTTAATTTAATGGGTAGTTGTGATGTGTGTTGTGAAAAATTAAACAAGATAAATCACAAAGAAGTCAAGTGTCCTTTTTGTGATTTAACAAGTTGTCGTTCGTGTTCTCAAAGATACATCCTGGAATCTTTTGAAGACCCACATTGTATGGGATGTAAAACTCCATGGAACCGTGAATTTGTAGATTCATTCTGTACCAGGTATTTTCGAAATACCAAACTAAAACGTCACCGAGAAGATGTTCTGTTTGAGAGAGAGAAGTCTCTCATGCCAGAGACACAACCTGAAGTCGAGCGAGTAATACAAATGCGTAGAATTCGTACCATCATCCGACAACAAAAGGAAAAGCTTATGGAACTTCATGCAAGACATAGAGTATTTGAACTAGAGGGTCCCATACCCCGTGAAATCCAAGTGCTTTACAGGGAAATGGAGGGTACATATAGACATTTAGACCAGTTACGAAACGGTGGATCATTTATGGATTCTGAACCAAGGCGTTTTATACGTCAGTGTCCAAGAGAAGAATGTAAAGGTTTTCTGAATGAAGAATGGTACTGTGGTTTATGTGAATGTAAATACTGTAAAGAGTGTAATGATCCATTGGTACCTGATCATGTGTGCAACCCTGAAACTGTAAAAACGATGAAACTTCTCAATAAAGATAGTAAGTCGTGTCCCAAATGTGGTACAGTCATCCATAAGACAAGTGGGTGTGCTCAGATGTGGTGTATTTCGTGTCACACAGCTTTCAATTGGCGCACCGGTGAAATTGAGACTGGTCGAATACACAATCCACACTTCATAGAGTTTAAGAAAAAGACGATGATGTCTCGAGAACATGGAGATATTCCATGTGGTGGCACCCCTTCGTTTAGAGAATTGCGAGAAATGGGTGCCACAAACGAGATACTCCAATATTCATTATTTGTACATCAAATAGAACGAGAATTAGTCTATATAGATACGCGACCGATAGACAATACCCAAATACGAGTTGTCTACATGTTGAACGATATTACCGAACATGAGTTCAAACATTATTTACAGCGTCAAGAGAAGTACGTGGAAAAAAATCGAGATCTTTCAAACATTTTTGAAATGCTCGCCAATACAGGTGGGGATTTTCTTAGACAGTATGTTCTTGAACCAGAACGACATGATGAAATCGTCGATCTTTTACAGAAGATTGTGGACTATGGAAATGAAATTTTCGATTCAATCCGTAAACGCTATAATTGTCGACTTCCCAGAAATATTTATGTGTGAGTACATTAGGATGTTACTTTTGTTGTTCATCATCATTCTCGTCATCTATATATTACCCAGATACAGAAGCCCTAAGGTGTTCAAAAACTTTTTGACTGATGATGAATGTCGTCATGTAATACAGAAAGCAAAGGGTGATTTGGGAACATCATCTGTCACAAATGAAAAAAAGGTAGATGAATCGATTCGTAAAAGTGAGACAGCATGGTTGGACAAAGAGGATCCTATTGTCCGAGATATTATGAACAGATGTCTCGCACACACGGATCGACCATTCGTGAATTGTGAACAATTACAGGTGCTTCGATATGAACCTGGTGGATTTTATAAACCTCACCAAGATGCATTTGAAAATGATAAGAATATGAGAATGTATACATTCATTTTGGCACTGAACGATGGCTATGAAGGTGGTGAAACTATATTTCCAAACTTGAACAAAGAGTACAAACTCGAGAAGGGTGATGCCCTTTTTTTCGATACTCTCGATAACTATGAGTTTATGACATCCAAGGCTTTACACGGTGGGAAACCTGTAAAGTCTGGAGAGAAATGGATATGTAATTTGTGGGTGAGGAAATATCCTTACACTTGAATCTCACCGCGCTCGATAAGCTTCTTACGATTCTCGAGGTGAAGTCCTTCGACGAGAGCCTTGTTCTCAGCACCATAGGGTACCGCGTAGCCCTCATCACAGAGCCACTTGTTCACATTGGTCCAGACACCATCTTCACATACCCAAACCTCGGCGAGAACGCGACCAAACTTACCCCTGGAATCAGCCTCCGGGCACCTGAGTTCGATTTCTACATCATCCTTCTCAGATGCAACCGCCTTTAGACACCATTCCTTGAGCTTCTTCTTGGATAGAAGACCGAACTTCTTCTCTTCGGGGTCACGGGTTCTGGACTCGGGTGTGTCAATCCCCAGAAGGCGAACGCGTTGCTTTGTGCACACGTCAAAACCTAGATCAATATTTACATCAATTGTATCACCATCGACAACCCTCTCAAGGGAAGAGACCCGGTACTTGAAGTTACAGGATTCAACGTTGTAAGAGGACATCTTATAACAATCTATATACTTAAAACTTTAATACCTCCATAAAGTATGAAATGCTTCGCAACATTTTCTGAAAACAATATATACAAGATAAAGTTGGCGAAGACTCGTAAGAACGTTCTCGAGGGGATGTACAGACGACCAAGTGTCGTGGAAGTGCACCCAATTAGGGAGAATCTGAGACTTCGTTTACGCTTCACAGAAGCGATAAAAGAAGCACAGGAGATTTGTGAAGATAACGTAGAGTCTCAAGAGTGTCATTGGGCGTGGTATGAGGTTGATGAACTGGAGGACTCTCTTATGCGTCAATGATGACTGTAGGTGGTTCGTCGTCGTATCCATAGAATTTGATAGAAACGCCGTAGAGTTCATTGAGTCTAGGGTGTAGGTCTTCATTGATGAACAATTTCCATTCTCGTAAATCTGTAGAAAAGTATTCGCATCTTTCTTCTCCGAAGCTACGTTTGAGAAGGAAGTCTTCGTAGCGAACTTCTTTCATGAGGGAGAAGACTCCCTCCGGTACGGGGACTGTACCCATACGAACGGCATCGAAAATGTCGATAACATAGTACCCACGTGCGTCACAAATGATGTTCACCTGTATATCAGGGAACCCTTTGATGAATGATTCAAAGTCTGCGTCACTTGGGAGAGTTGTGAAAATCGTAGGACCAACTTCATCGGGAATCACTTGCAGGAATGATGGATGTGTGTGATACGCTACAGGTGCATCCGACCACTCCTCCTCGAGGACACTCGAGTCGACACGTGCCCTTTCCTTGGAGGTCGCGTAGGTGAGACCTTTGTAATTCATACACCTATCGTACTTGACCTTCCCACCATATTCCCAACGGTTTTTAGACGACAACTTACTTACAGATTTCAAATCTCGCACCACGATTTTTGTAATGTGTAACCTGTGTGCGGTCATCCTATATTCATAATGACATTTTTATCCAAGAGTGTAATCTCACCCAGTTGGTCCCATGTGTAGTACTTAATGGAAATACCGAATTTTCGACGCATGATGGGGTCCATGTATCCATTTACAGCTCGTTTCCATTGGTTAGGTGTTGTTTGAATGTATACCAAGTTACTCCAATTCACAGATACACGCCGGAATTCCCTGGAAGTCATGAAACGGTTAAATTCTGCGACAACCTCATCCGGGTTAGGCTTATTCATATTCGTTTCAATGAGATCAATGATATAGTACCCTTGGTTCTCGAGGATAATATTTGCTTGTATTGAGGGGTAGTAGCTTATATACGTCCTGAAATCAGTACCACTTGGATAGGTAAAAAGTGGTGCGTTTTGTTCAGGAACTGGGTGTGTATGATACACGATATATTGAGTCATATCTTCTTGTGTGGGGGTTACAGAAGCCAGTTGTTGGTTTGTACTCACGGTTGGTGTACCGAATTTAACATAGTTGCGTGTATTCGAAAGTGTGAACGGTATAGAACCCCCATACTCTACTCGCTGTTCCCACGTTTTCTTATACACATTCTGAAGTTCATTGATTGTTTTGCGACTCAATCTCACCGAAAGGTAACGATCATTCCCACTCGTCACCGTACCTACGTTAAAAGTATTCCTGGGTATGTTTACACGCCTAAATTTTTTGGATAGACGATTGAGTGCAGCATTAATTTGAGTCATCTTTCTTCGTCTCTCCACTTCACGACGTCTGTTGAGAGCCTGTCTACGCACCATTTCAGACTTCCGTTTCTCCACCGTCTTCGTAGAGGTTTTTTTGACCGAGACCATCTTACTTTAGATAAAGATTTAAATAGATGGGTATCTAATGAACATCGAGGCATTCGCTCGAGAGATATATTCTCAACTGGGTCCTGGATACAGTGAGAGAGTATACCACAATGCGATGGAGGTTTTACTAAGGGAAAAGGGGATTCAGTACGAATCGGAACGTATCATTCCAATCCCATTCAAGGGGCATGTGATTGGTAACTTGAGGGCGGACATTATTATTGACAATGAGATTGTTCTAGAATTTAAAACTATTCGAACTCTGAATGACGCGGCGGAGTTGCAGGGTAATAACTATCTTCGTCTGACAGGTTTGAAGACGGCGTATCTGGTGAATTACCCACCGCATCCGGATCGGGAGGTGGAGGTGAGAAGGATTCAAGTAGTACCATTATCGGGAGAACTCGAGCCAGATTGTGATAGAACCTCTGAGATTCCGTATAATGTGTCTGCGGATCTAGGACAGCCATTTGAAGAATATCTTGAGCCCTTTGGAGTAGAGTCCGAGCTTCTTCTAGACAGTGGTGTACCGCTGGGTCGGCTTGATTGATCGTCTCCAGGTGGGGAAGAACCTTGGATTCCAACTCATAGAGGGCGAGTAGGGCTGGTTCGTCGTTCATTTGTAATAGTTGTATTTCTGTCTATACTTAGGCTCAATCTTTACATAGACTGGAGAGCCCCCACTTGGGGGTTTTCGACAGAAATTCTTACAGTTACAACCGTCTCGTGGGTTCGTGAGTTGTCTTTTGTTTGCGTAACACTTCAAGGGAAGGTAGATGTCCTTTTTGAGAAACCGAACGATGCGATCGATGAGTATCATAATAATTTTTCACGCACCCAATCTCTATCCTTCTTAAAAATTTTAGACAACTTAGGGTCTTTATTCTTAAAGAGAATCATGAGAACATTCAAGCGCCTAAAGAGGCCTAGAGGTGGTTCACCAGCCCTGACGACCCGCATGAGGGCACGGTGTCGCGCGAGTTCGGACTTGTCCTTCACACCTTCGTAGCCATGGGCACTGAGGATACCAGAGTTGCTGAGTGGAATAATCACTTTAGCTTTCATTACAATGAGACTAGAAAATTATACAGAATCACAGAAGTTGGTGTAGATATTGTATTTGATATCAGTCTTGGTTTTTTCCGTCCCATGCCCAGACTTCACCTCATCAGCCCTCCACTTTTTGTACCACGCCCCATTTTGCACGTTGGGGTTGTAGACCGCCTCCAGAAACTCCTTCGTCTTTTCTTCTCCCCTCAGCATACCCATGAACGCCCAGCGAAAAAACATGTAAGTGTCGAACACCTGGATACACCCTTTATGCTTCTCTGGGAAAAGTTCCAAGACCTTTACTGTGTGATTGATAAGCTTACTTTTATTGGAGACAGAGTCTGGTTGGTCATTGTAGAAATGCTTCAGGTCTACACGCACTTTCTCGTAGTCATTCTTGCCGGTACAATTTGTCGGCTGCCCGATAGTCAGCGTCCGAAACTTATCTCCAAAATTATACATTTTGACAAGATGCTGTTTGCGATCATTGTTTCCAAACATAAGAGTGAGGCGATCCTCAATTGTACTTGAAAATAAACCATTGGCGAACTTTAGCCACTCATCCCCTTCGAGACTATGGGTATTGGCGAGTTCACCCTTGCTCAAACTGAGCTGGGTGTTCACATTGTCCATCAACTCTCGGCATTGACTCGCGTTGAGATTTCGGTAAGTTGCAACCTGAATCTTAATCTGGAGAAAGTACTGACGTTCGTGGATCTTCCATTGGGACCACTTACGTCCCTTCACAGCGAAGCCGTCGTCGAGGAAAAGCATGAGATTGAAGAATCGATGACCGGCGTCCAAGATGTAGGTCACATCTCTTTCTCCTTCACGAACACAGTTGAAGATCCATGTAGTATGGGTCTGTTTACCTTCAAAAAGTGACAGGATATAACTCATCGCATCTTCAGGCTTCCATCCATGGTAAGGTTCTCTTTGTCCATTCGGGTAGTAGTAGGCTGTGTAGACCGACTGCTGATCCGCTATGAGTGAAGCCACCGTCTTGGTATCCGAAGTAGCTGGAACCTCGAGACAGTTTTCATACAAAGATACATTCTTACCGTCGTAGTTTGTCAACCTTTGAAGCAACACCTCTTGAGTGGGAACACGAAGTCTCCCATCGTTGTGGAAGTATGGAGAGGTCTTCACAAACTGAGCGAGCTGCATCTTCGTTTTTCTTAAAATCCTAAGGATTCGTGGTACACTTAGGTTTTCAACAATTTGTCAAACTCTTCTGGATCTTGGCGACACATTGGACACTTATCAAGTTTATCGTAACATTTTACACATACAAAGTGTGAACATTTCATAAATTTTACACAATCTGTATTTTCGAAACAAATTGGACATTCACCATTTTTGAATTCTAAGATTTCGTTATTAAACCTCCAAAAGCAGGGACCACACACTTTTAAGCTAGGATCATACATTTTACGACACACTAAAAAGTTTGGGCATTGTTTATCACCTTTGAGAACTGGCATTAATTGTTAAAGACATAAAATCTTTAAACTGTCGGAATAAATTCCCATTTTAAATCGTGACAGATCTTATTCCAAATGACATCCTGTTGATACAACTTTTCTTTAGACTTGAGGAGTGGAAAGTATTGGAGGTAATCGTCTTCACCTAAAAGTTCACAGAATTTATAGAGGACATAGGAGTAGCTGAGAAAGTTTTTCCTCTCTGTAGGACAATTGTCATCGAATGGTTTCTGGATATCTTTGAACATGATACGAAGATATTCTTCCAACTCTTGGGGCATATTTGGGGGTTTGATACCATTTAGGATATTTGTTATGTAAGGGACGTGTTCATAGTATTTATTAAGTCTCAACTTTTTCAAGAGTCCCCGAATCTTTGCGTGTGTGATATCTTCGAGGTTTTTGATTTTCATCTTTTTGAGTTCTGATCTCAATTGATCGATGACTTCAGCGGGTATGTTTGTCATCTCTTGTGCCTGAAACTGTGACAACCATTCGTTAAAGTGATTTTCTCTTTTGTATGAATAGTTTACAATCTTTTCTGACGTTTCTTGTTCCTCTCGGTATGTCAACTCTTCACTGATAAGTGCGGCAACTATAGCCCCACACCCATCACATACAAGATCACTCGTGTCGTGAAAGTGGATGATATTGCTATACACACACGTTTTACATACATCCATAGTGCGTTGTTGCGGTTTGGCTATATTTTTCTTTTCAACGTCTATGAGATAGTCGGTGAAGATATCCTTTCTTTGTAGACCGACAGTTTCCTTGACATTGAAAATATTATCCGTGTTTGTCTTCTCATCACCATCGTCTACGTGTTGATCTAAATAGGGCATACATTTCATAATGTACTCGGCCATCTCAGATTCATACCTTTTTCTGTTCAGTGGGTCTTTACGTATAGATAGGTTCCATTCTTCTATTCGATTATTATATCTACTTAAAAAATTACCTTCCATTCCTATAAAGAGATGCTTACCAAACTTTTAAGTAGTATTTTCTTCTTCTATAAATACATCGTCACACCCAGAGATTACACGATCATCTCTGAAGAACTTGAATATGTGATAGATCATGACTTGGACTATATGATTGAAGATGATTTTTGGATGAAAGAAAGTAAAGATTGGGAAGATGGAATTCTTGATGGTTACTACACTAATGTTACAGGTATGAAATTTCGTAAAACGATAGTTCCACAAAATGTCAAGTACATAATCCTCCGGGTAAAGTATTACTTTAATGGTAAGAAGTATACGAGTATCTCGAATGATATCAATTTCAAACCTGGTCAGGGGGAAGACACTGCAATGCACTTTAGTATCCCTTTGAGTAGTGCCTGGATCGTTGATCACGATGATAAACCGATGCGAGACATTACTGAAAAGGTGAAACGATACTCTGGACCTCGGAACGATTTCCACGGCCAAAAGGTTCCACTCGAACATTTTCTATTTTACGACAGAGAGGTACTCAAGGAGAGATTTCCGAAGATCATCCTTTCCAATACCCTAGGTATGAAGAAGACCCTATCAACCCTCGATGACTTTACCACTAATCTTCAGATACCTTAGTCGCCAGGTAAAATTTAAGTTCACCCAAATTGGCAACATTGTACTTCAAAATCAAAAATCTATTCCCCGTTTCCTGAATAATTTGCACAGACGCACACATACTCGTCGCCTTTGTAAAGATATTCAAATATTTAAGACTATAGAGTCCTGTAATTGTCTGACTTTCCTCGGTACACTCAATCGAGGTGTCCTGGTTTGCAAAGTCTCCTTGACAACTGAAATTGATTTGTTTTCCAGACCGTTTAATCTCAATATCTGTTCCAATGTTAGACATATCGCGACAGAGACGCTGAAAGTCTGCGGATGGGAGTGTGGTAATCGTAGACATTTCAATTTCAGGCACTTCGATCCGACTCTCGTTGATATCCAGGAGTTTGAGTTGAAAAGTTGAACTCGTCTTCTTAGATTCGCTGGTGATTTCGATGTTCATATACTCTTTTGAATTAATCTCAATCTTCAGGACATCATTATTCGTGATCGTCTTAAGAAGTTTGAACGTGTTTGATATATTGATACCTGCGATGACTTCATCTTGATCACATTGATATTCTTCAAAGTTGTCTGCTGAGAGAAACATATCTACGAGAGATGTGCGTGCAGTGTCTAGAGTGACAACATACATACCATCTGGTTTGAAGTAGATATTTACATCATTCAGGATATCCTTCAGAACTTCGAACGTCGACTTAAAAGCGGAAGCTTGGATCGTCACAAGTTTCATATCTACTCGTATTAGTGCGTTACATCTTTAAATCTGTATACGCCACACCCTTAGAGACATCTCGACTGATTTTCTCTTCAAGTTCTTTGGTCATAGCTGGCTGGAGGGATTGTCCATAATCATCAAGCCGAAACATATTAGAATTGTTATCTTTTCCATCAAGACTTGACATTGAACCCCCAAATCCACCAATTGAAACTTGTTCAACCTCCTTTTTGGGTAGAAGGGAGTCAAGCCAGTTCTTGATTTCATTACCCACGAGAATCTTACCATTTTTCGTGAGCATAGTCGGTACACGGTTGATTTTGTTTCTGTAGTTTGGGGGTACACCCTGTGTATTGATATTGTGATAATGCACAAGTTGTTTCAGCTGTTTGTGTTTGTTGATATATTCAATCACTTCCATAGAGTGTTTACACCGGGGACTATATATCAGCAGAGACATCTAATATCTATTGGGTATTTTGTAAAAAAAAATTAACGCATAGTAGTAAAGATGAACTATTTACTTGTATTCATTCTGGTCCTGGTAGTTCTCCTTCTGACGACCAATCATGAAAAGTTTACTGAGACATTTGGTCTCTCAGGGTACACCAAGCCTAGGATTTCTGTGAAACTGGATGATCCCAGACCAAATCTTACAGGATACCAGGAAGTCGAAGCTAAGGTTGACAATGATATGATGGAAGACTTTGTTCTCATGGCGAACAAAGAAATTTCCAAGCGTACCGGATTGTGCACGTATATCATAGAAACTACCACAGTCAAACACTACAAGGGTGACGACAAGGAGATTTATGAATGTATGTTCATGACGATGAAAAAGGGTGGATTTTCCTATGGGTTCTCGGTGGCTGTTTCGTATGAAGTTGAAAATGGGAAGATTCGGATTATTTCCCTTAGGACCCAACCCCTTGGTGTCCAGACTCCCCAAAATATCAAACCATTCACGGAGGGATCTGAAGGTAAAGAATTTGTCAAGTATGATCTGGTCAAGGAAGTTGCCATGCCCAAGAGTACTGAGTTGGAATCGGTGAAAAATAAATTGCAGTAATTGTAATGTTGAGCATCAATGATGTTGTCAAGATAGATGACAAGCGCAAACAGATTCGTAAAGAAATTTACATGAAAATCTACACTCAATTTTCTACCAAAATAAAACAATCAGTAGAACTCGGACATAAACAACTGTTCATGACTATACCAACATTTCTCATAGGCTATCCAGCGTTCGATCGCTCAGCTGCTGCGAGATATGTGGCCAGACAGTTCGCTTTGGGAGGTTTTACAGTGCAGCTTGTGAGCGACTATGACATCTATATCACGTGGTCAAAACCAAAAAAGAAGAAGGAAAGAAGAGAACAAGATGAGGAAGAAGGAGACTTCCCAAATCTGATGAATCTCAAGAAGATTGCAAACAAATACAGGCGGAGTGCGTAGGAAGCGATGATTTAAAACCCCCTTTAATCATAAATGGACAATTTGAGTATTATGGTCGAGGCGAAGAAAGAGTATCTTGGACAACTCTGCCTCATTATGTGTCCACCTATGATTGAAGTATTCGAGGAAATGTACAATGAAGCAGTTAAAACTTCCAAAGGGAAACAGGTGTTGATCATGTTTCAGAAAATCCTTAAAGAAGTTCCAAACTGGTCAAACGCTATGTCTAAAAGACATTCGGATAACATCACTGGGCGATGTGCCTGGTTTGGTGACCTCTTAGCCGCTGTATTTGTAGCGTGCACTAAAATCCTATCCTCCGTTCGTCTCAAGGCGGACAACAAAAAGATTTCTCTCAAACTTCCCACTGAGGAGGTTTTCATTCAGACGTGTTACAACAACATCGCGAAGGATATTTACAAGGATCCATACATTTTCCACGAAGAGCAGAGTGAATATCTGCGCGACGAAAAACTGACTATGCGTTTTTGCACCTGTATCGAAAGCACTGTGAAAGAGTTGATTCCTGTACAACAGATTCTTCAAACATACATGTCTCAGGATAACCGTGACATTTCCCTTGATGGTGAGATTCAGGATGGCATTGATCCAGATGTTATCGAAGATGATCTACCCGAGCCCGAGCCGATGGGTGAGCCCGAGCCTATGGGTGAGCCCGAGCCGATGGGTGAGCCCGAGCCTATGGGTGAGCCCGAGCCTATTGGCGAGCCTGAGCCTATTGGCGAGCCAATGCCCACTGGTCTTGAGAATGAATTTAAGACTGTTCCAGGTGTTCAAGCACCTGAACCTGTGGAGCAACCTCAGGAAGAAGATGATGTACTTTTCGGTGATGCACCAGAGCAGCGTACAAAAAATCCTAGGTATAATTAAATGGAGATCTCCGATTATTTACGCGACCCGATGAGCGCCGCTCTCATTGCTGGTGGTATCACCGCGGGGTACATTCATCTCAAAGCATACTTGAACAATGAAGGAAAGTTGGAATTGAACAAATACACTAAACCTGCAGCTCTTAACGCGATTCTGGTGTTTTTCATCATTTCTGGTGGCATTGGTCAACGTGAGACTATTTCTAGTGAGCCTTTCTAAACTTAAAGATTACACGAATATAATAAGAAAATGGCGTCTGTCACTGCTTTCAATGATATGATGGGTCAATTTCTTGTGGAATTGCACAAGACTTTTCCAGAGGAAAAAGGTGTTAAGAAGATGATGACTTCGTTTGATGTACTGAAGTCTACAAACCCACGTCTCGTTGTGGACGCTTTCATGAAGGGTGTCACTCCTTATGCTGAAAAGATTTCGGCGAAGGATGAATCCTTCCTACTCAAGGAGATTGAGACGATTGATTTCCTCAAGGATCTCAACATCAAGTCGTATTGGGAGCGCATGTCTGTCAATACCAAGGGTGCGACATGGCAGTATCTCCAGACACTCTACATGCTTGGTACTACTATCACGTCCATTCCTGACGACACCCTCAAGATGATTGAGGGTATCGCTAAGGAATGTGCTGACAAGATGGAGACTGATGGTGGTGAACTGGACCAGGATGCTCTTATGAAGATGATGGGTAGCATGCTTGGTGGTCTACCCAAAAAATAAACCTGTACATATATTAAATGAAGGCCTGGTTTGACGATCCTCAGCAGCTCATTCGAGCCGACCAGGTTGCTCAATTTTGGCCAACTTCGGAACAAACTCCAGAAGACCGGGTGAACGCCGCTTCCCGTTTTGTCATCTATGTCAGTTGCATTCTTTATCTGACTCGTCGTGATCCTCGTATTTTCGTATTGGGTGCTACGGTGATTGCAGTGATCTTTGTCTTGTACAGGTCTAAAATGGTAAAGGAGACGTATGGTTCGGGTGTCAAGGGTTCCACATGCCAAAAACCAACGGAGGACAACCCAATGGCAAATGTACTGATTACAGATTACACTGACGCCCCCAATCGTTTAGAGGCTTGTTACTACCCCACTGTGAAGCCATTCGTGAACAACTATATCAGCGATCGCATCCCTTATGATTCTGGGCGATCCCGTACACCAATGCCCAAGTATCTTAGAAATGCTGCAGAGCGTCAATTTATTTCAAACCCTGTAACTAAAATTCCAGGAGATCAGACAGCTTTCGCTGAGTGGCTTTATGGTCCCAAGAATGGTCCGATGTGTAAGAGTGACACACAATTCTGTAGCCCTGATGCCCGTGGTGTCCAACTCGAGGCATTCTCGGGTCTCGCTCCCAATGGAGATAAGCGATCGGGAATGTTTGGGAGATAGATTAATATTCTTGTGTAATAATAAATGGCGTATCAGCTCCAACCTGGTCTTTCCATAGTTCAAAACAAGGGGGCTGTCCCTCCCGTCAAGGCGACTGACGAGATTTTCGTGTATCCTCAGCCCAGTACCCTAAACTGTGGTGGTTGCCGACCCAACACTATGTTGTACGGTACCGCCCCCTACAAGGCGGGTAAGGGTTCCCCAGCTCAGTACATCAATACAAGTGATGAACTTCGTCCCCAATCGACTTCCCGTTTCAACAAGAATATCGTTCAGACATATGAGCGCAACTTGTTCCCACTGTCCAACATGGAGTGCAAGACCCCCCTTCGCACGATTCGATATGAACCTGCGAGTACACGGGCCGAACTCCAGAACGGTCTTTTCCAGCAAAGATATGTTAATAAAAATGTAGGTAAGAAGTAAGAATGGCTGATCCCATTTCACTTATGGCTGTAGCCGGTCTCGTGTACGCTGGACGCAACTTAAGTACTAAATCAGTTCCACCTAAGGTTGATAATGAAGTACCCGTCATAAAGACTCCTGAAATTGTCGAAACTACAAATTTCGAACCAACGATGGAAGTTCCCCGTAAACGAGAAATGGAAAGCTTTGCCGACATTTCTAAGCAACAAAGAAGTGGTGGTCAAGAAGTCTTGAACATGCGAAACCGTATGTATGATACCGGTCGAATGAACAATCTTTCTCCAGTTGAAAAGCAACTTGTTGGTCCAGGCCTTGGCGTGGGTGCCAATGTTCCCGCCGTTGGGGGTCATCAGCAGATGTTTAGGGTCAACCCCGTAAATGTTGGTGCGTACAGGTTGACCACTCTCCCAGGGCGCACTGGTCCAGCTCGGGATGTGACCGGTGGCCGTTCGGCTAAGGTTGGTGAGCTCACCCACAACAAACCGGAGACAACTGCGTACCTTCCATCCAGGTTGCCTACTATGCCTGGCCGCGCTCAGGGAATGTCGGGTGTTGTGCCTCGCAATGAACACGAAAGGACCAAGCGTACTACCAACCGCTCGGAGACTGGTCTTCGCGAAGATGGTTTAGGTTTCAATGGGGCTAAACGCTTCGTTTCCGCTCAAACAATGTCCCAGGATCCTACACGTTTCAAGACTGATCGCAATGATATGCAGTATGAGTATTACAACCGACCCGCCCCAGGTATTCATAGCCACCATGGCGCGTACACCAGTAGTGCTGCTGCTCAGGTGACCGCGAAGACGAATGAGCAACTCATGAGGTATGGTTTCCGTCCAGAGGATCGTCGTGGCAAGCCTAACCGTATGGGTAACGCTGGTCGTATGAATGTTCGCGAGTCGGCGCTCAAGCAGGGTGGCGCCCTCACTGCGGTTCGGACAGACACAACTCGTGTCGATGGTCGTGTGAGTGCTGCGAATGGTGCGTGGACCCAAAACTATCAACAGAAACCTTTCCACCAGTTCAACGCCTATAAGGGTAACGAGAACCCTAACACGAGAAACCTGGATGTGGCTAAGAGGCAGCTCCAGAACAACCCCCTTGCACACAGTCTTTACCAGTAATACTTTGTATGTAGACGAAAACAGTCATTAAAATATTATCCCTATATTTTAATGAAGGTACATAACCTATCTATTGATAGTAGTCAGCGGGGAGTCGAGATTGTCGCATCAAATTCGTATTATGACAGTGAAGGTACATATGTAATTGACGCCTATTCCAACACATATTCGAATCCGAATAATTATGTCATTACCCTAGAGAATCCAATCTATGATGTGTCCGAAATCAAACTCGTGTCGGCTCGTATTCCCACACCACAATTGACTATATGTGCAACCAATAACACTTTCAGTGTAGATGGACAAACTGTTACATTGACAAACGCTGATTATCCCACTGGTGGTGATTTAGCTACACATCTCGAAGCTGAACTCGCCCCACCCGTTTCCAATATTAGCGAAGTCAATTTTGACACAGACACAAAAAGATTGACATTTTCAAATGTTGGTACATCAAACACTTTCGCATTGGAGTTTTACACAGGAGATAACGGATACCTTAAAGAATCGTCTACGACCACAACACCACACCAAGTACTCGGTTTCGGTTCAAATGATTATGCTTCGTCGAGTAATGTATTGACTTCGGGTGCTGTCAATCTTCTAGGACCGAATACACTCGTTATGAAACTTTCGAGTGGATCAGATGAATTTACACAAAGTGTATACACGTTAACACCATTTTATACTGGTCACATCTTATTGGATGGTTCAGACTTTATAAACTTTAACGGTGCCGATGATATTCTTACACACCATTTTCACACCGGTCCCCTAAAATACATCAAGAACATTCACGTTGAATTTTTCTATATGAGTCACGGAAGATTGATTCCTTATGATTTTATGAATCAGGAACATATATTGAAATTCGAAATTACATGTTCTACGGATAAACTAAAGAATCTACCAAAAGTTTCCTTGAAGGATGAGAAGAAGGAGGAGGAGGTTGAGGAGAAGACATCTATAAGCATCCCTGAAAAGGATCCTTATAAATGGAAAATCTATGTCGGTATCGTCATAGTTTTCGGGTTGATATTGATAGCCCTAATGTCTGGGAAGTCCAAAAGAACTTACCGGGTGATGGCGAAGACAGGCTGAGCAGGCTTGGACACGCGAGTGGACACACGAGACACGATCATGTAGACAGCGATCGAGAGGAGAGTGGTGAGGATCGCGGTGAGGGTGTACTGGGTACCACCATTCTTGGGTACCTTGATCACCTGGCTGATGACCCAACGGACGAGATCCATCCAGGACATAGCAGCGGCGAAGGAGAAACCCGCGACGATCGCGTTGAGCGACTGGGTCTCGAGCTCCTGGGTAACGAGGTTGACGGTTTCAACGGCTTGGTTGCGAGCAGCTTCCATTGTGTATGTTATACAGTATCCTGAGAAAATTATTCGAATGAGAGTTTCTCTTTTTTTACCATTTTTTTAAACTTTTTTGTTTTGATTGTTCTTGTTTTTGAGAAGAGTTGTTCATCATCAGATGATTCTTCACTAGAGCTGTTCTCAGATTCGTACTTTTTAAACTTATCTTCAGAGAATGACCATGCTTCAGGCTCCGAGGTGCTCATTACTATTAATAGCATTTTTTAACATCTGTTCTGTCGGATTTTGAGGAATCCAAGATTCCCAACGATCATACGCCTGGTTCATGAGGATGAAGCGTTCATCATCTCCTGTGTATCTTTCAAAGGGTGGGCAGTCCTCGTCTGGGACGTCTTCGATGTCATCTTCATCCGACTCCTCTTCATCATAGATATCTGGGAAAAGCGTACCAATATCCTGACCAACTGTATACATTGCACAATACTTAATTGCATATTCCATGTCTTCTGGAAGTACAACATCTCTTCCACAAGCTTTCGAATATTCGACTGCGAATAACATACCCTTTTCCATCACAGGTAGGAGAATATCAATCATACTCTTAACGTACTCTTCCGCCATTTGGGATTCCCCAAAACCAGTTTGCATATTCATCTTTAATATTTAACGTTAAAAAGGGTTTCCGCAATTCCCTCACTTACGCGTAAAATGTTATAACTCTCTGCATATACACGAATTTGGCGTGCAAAATCAGGACTACTTGTTAGGTTCATAGTGAGAAGTTGTTCTTTTATCAGACTCAAATTAATTTGGCCTGTTGGATACCATTCCTCTGGCTGAAGTGCAAAACTGTAAGAGTAGAATCTTCGAATCAACTGCGTTTTAGAATGATGAATCGCCGCCTGTATAGCTTTGAGAAACAGAACATTTCCAGTATCCTGTGTAATAATATCTTGACCGTCGAATGTGAGTGTGAGGTAGTCGAGATTTTCATAAAGAATGAGTTTATCATCTATGACCGCGTACAGATTATCATAATCAAATGGTGTTACGAAATTCCCCTGTGTAACTCCATCCCCTGCAGTCCCCTGTCTCTGAACAACAAAGTACAATTCTTTGACTGGATTTATGAAATCGAGTTTGAACGTACCCTCATTCACACCAACACCAACATCGAATGTATTTTGTTGAATTTGGGTAATTAGATAATCTCTCTTGGTGTTTTGTATTTTCACTCTCTCGGCACAGTCGATGTAGACAACCTCTGTACACAACTTAAAATCTGAAACATTTACATCTTGTTCAAGTTTTTCATAATTACCAGTGACTTTGACAACAACATCCTGAGCGTTCCTCAATTTAAATTCCACCTCAACTTCTTGATTTTTTAAGGCACACAAGGGTATCGCCAATTCTGGGTGTTGGTGAAAATAGAATGGAAGATCTACAAAAAAGCTTTCATCTGTACCCAAACCAAGTGTATTGTGAATAATTATACCAGCGTTACCAGTCACTTGAGAAACAAGTTTATCCGATGTTCTCAATGGATATTTTCCAATCAACTGTTCAAGAGCTTGTTGTTTCGTTTGGGTAACATAGTGTTCAGAATATATCTGTAGATAGTCACTAGTGAGACGTTGTACAACTGTCCCACCTATGATAAGATCTACATACTCTATGAGTGCGTGACCGACGGATTCTATATACACCATACTACTACTCAAAGCTGGAAGAGTGAACTTTACACTGAGTGTTTTCAAAAGATCACCTTGGTTCTGTGGTATCTTAAACCGAACTTTACTTCCAAGATTTACCTGGTTTTCTGGATCCACATCAACATACTGTGTAGAAAAGTTTGAATGTTTCTTGAAACTTTCTACAAAATAACTGTAGTCTGGATTCAATGTAAAAAACTGCTCTTGGGGTCCAGAGGCAGCAAGTTGAACTTGTCCAGCCATTACTACTATATCTATCTAAAATTTTAATCCTGCTAAACCACTCTCAACACGTAAAACATTATAGTTAATTGCGTATACTCTCGTGTTATTATCATCCACCTGGTTTATGGGATCTATCTTAATCGTCAAGAGTTTATGTGAAATCCTACTCATGTTCACTTGACCGGTTGGGTGGGGTGATTCGGGTTTCAGTGCAAATGAGTACATCCCAAACTTTGCAGGTCCAAAGGTGTACTGAGAACTATCAAAAGGTGCCGATGGTGTAGTTTCAGTTGCGAGTGGACAGTTTACGTGATGCTTGAGTGATTGTTCATACACCAAGAACTTCGAGTCCCTTTTGAAGACAACCTCATTATTGAACCTCAGCTCAGCAGTCGTTATGGTATTATATTCATTTGGGTAGTTATTTTGAACGGATTCCTCAGATTGTGAAACAAAGTACAACTCTTTGACTGGGTGTGAAAAGTTGAGCATCACAGACTTTTCATTTTCACCAGCTTTCATTTTGAATTGAGCAAGTTGAACCTGTGTGATGACATAATCAAGTGGTCGAGACATCAAAAAGTTTTTTTCATCGGGTGTCACATAAACAAACTCTGTATCAATCGAAAACTTCTGAATTGAACTGATAACACCAGACGAAGCACCCCCAAATATGAGATCTGCGAGTGGTCTGAGTTTGATTCTCACTTCGACAACCTGTTTTGTGAGGGCGCAAGTCGGTATAGCAAGGGATGGATTTCTATAGAAATAGAATGGGAGATCGATGAAATATGTGTATGGTGTACCAGACTGATAACTGAGTATATTTCCGTGACCATTCAGAAAGTAAAGAGTTTGATCTATGTCATCATTCGTGTTCTGAAGTTGTTGATGCATATAGATGTACTCGCCTGTGATCTTTTCAATAGGCTGACCACCGATGAGAAGTTCTGCGTGCTCGATAAGATGGGTTATCACAGAAGGGCACCATATAGTCGTGTTTTGTCCACCCGCATCAGGGGTTGGATCTTGTAACGTGACTTTAAGTGTAAAGTTACTGACGAGATCACCTTTGTCGTTTGGAATATTACAAGTCACAATCTTTCCAAAGTCGATTTGTCTATCAAACTGACTTTCCACAAAGTCGAATGCGAACTTCGTGTGTCTTTTGAAATTCGTCAGGAAATATGAAAATTGTGGTTCACCTGTGAGCCATTGGTCTTGGACTCCGGTGGCGGCAAGTCTCAGACGACCAGCCATTCCTACTATATATGAGTAAAATTTTGGTAAATAAAACGAGACACTAGAGTAGAATGAATCTTCAGCTGAGAAAATTCAAACCCGAGACCATTTCAGATGATAGGGTGTGTGTTTTCATCGGTAAGCGTAATACGGGTAAATCGACTCTTGTGAAAGATATCATGTTCCATAAGAAACATCTCCCAGCGGGTATAGTTCTTTCTGGGACAGAGGAAGGGAATCACTTTTATTCAGATTTTATCCCAGATTTGTTCATTTATGGTGATTACGACCGAGACGCTATTGAAAGAGTCATGGCGAGACAACGTAAACTTGTAGGTTCAGGAAAGACAAATTGTGGAGCTTTCATGCTTTTAGATGACTGTATGTATGATTCAAAGTTCCTCAAGGATACATGTATTCGACAATGTTTCATGAATGGTCGTCACTGGAAGATCTTCTTCATGTTGACGATGCAGTACGTTATGGATCTTCCACCAGCCCTTCGCGCGAATGTTGACTATGTGTTTATCCTCAGGGAGAATATCATTCAGAATCGAGAAAAATTGTACAAGTCCTTTTTTGGTATCTTCCCTTCTTTCGATATGTTCTGTAAGGTCATGGATGCATGTACGGAAAACTACGAATGTCTCGTGTTAGACAATACAGTCAAGTCTAACAGGATTCAGGATTGTGTGTTTTGGTACAAGGCCACAGTCAGAAAGAATTTTAGGGTTGGGGGTCCAGATCTATGGAGACTTCATAAGAAGATGTATAATCCTAAACATCTCCAACAGAAGGAAGATGATGCCAAGAAGGCGACGAAGAAGACCAGTCTTAAAATCACAAAGACGCGTTGAGTATTGAATTCAAAAATCACAGTGATATAATAGATGGCTTCAGACCAAGTACACACTATGAATCTTTCCGATGACGGAGAAGGAATGGTTCCTCTTCATGATAATCCTTCTACGTCTTTTAAAGCTGAAAAAAATATGGTACAAAGTAAAGAGACGATGGATTCTACTCCCATTAACGATATTATGATGGAACCCCCTATGATGACCGAGGAGCCTCGCATGCAAGGTGTTATGCCCCAAATGACCGCTCCCCAACCCCAGGGCGCTTACCCAGTTCCCCAAGCTCCCCCCGAGCCTGAGAAGAAGAACCCCCTTAATCTCACTGATGATCAGCTCACTGCCCTCGTCGTCGCTGCGTGCACCGCCGCCGCTGTGAGTAAGCCTGTACAGGACCGTCTTGCGACCTCTATCCCCAAGTTCCTTAACGAACAAGGGGGTAGGAGTATGGTTGGTCTTGCCACCACCGGTGTTGTGGCGGCTGTGGCCTTCTATGTTGTCAAGGATTACATTGTTAAGCCTTAGACGGTTGTTTCCCAGCCCATATTACTGTAAATCGAGGTATCAATACCCGCAAAATACGTCGCAAGGGCTCCTGCTGCGAATGTCCCTACCAACAAGCCACTCAATTTAAGTTTCTTGTTGTTAGAAGCATTGGGATCAGTCATCGCATCCTTCGTTTCCTTCGAAATCTGGTTGATCAGGAAAGTCAGCACGAGACCAATGAGTGTCGCGGTCAAGAAAAATACACGATCCACTGCGAGACGGGGGATGTTACCGACAGCAAAACGAAATACATTTGGTATCACTACAGTCATCCACAAAAGGTTGACGTAATAGTTTGTTACATATTGAGGTACTATTGTGACCCCATAGATGACTATCCAGTATGCGATGGCCATCAGTAGTACACTGACTGGTGTTTTCATTTAAAGTACACAGAGATTATTTATCCTGGATGTGCTGGCCACAAAACTCCTTACGTTCCGGGATCTGTTCGTATATCCCAAGCTTTACACACATGTCACGAAGTTCAACATAGTTTTGCCAGAATAATTCCGAATGAGAATATTCCTTCACGGTACAATGAGCCAATTCGTGGATCAACACGTGGAACACATCGTTCACTGTACCGTCCAGACACACGACAATTTCCGCACCCTTGTTGGTGTTGTAGCCCACACTCTCCTTCATTCGTTGCATTCCTGTGAGGGGCACGGGGGTTGTGAGCATCCGATACTTTTCATTCTTCGTTTCGATGATGTGATCACGAAGTTTCTTGTATCGTTGCCTCACTTCCACGAGGACTGATGGTTCACGTGTCATTTTGAGAATAAAAAGATTTATGACAATAAGTAAAGCCAGAGCTATCATCTGTTATAGACAAAGATAAATTTGCTATACAATTCTGAGATGGGATTTCCTGAGAGTCCCTCCCAAAGTTGTAATCTAAATCCCAGATCTTCCAAACCAGTGACCAGGTGATCCTTGTATGCTACCGGTTCGGATTTTGGTCCTTCTGCGTAATATGGTGTGTCAGCCAGATGTACGAACAATTTTTCACCAAAGCCACCATTTCCGTGGTCTTTCATTTTGAAAAAGGTACCAGTATCATCTTGGTAAGGTGTTTTGAAAATGATTTTTTCCGAATCTGGGATGATACCTATGAGAAGACCACCAGGTTTCATACGTTTTTTGATCTCCCTGATTGAACTCATGAACAACCCTCTTGACCCAAAGATGTAATGAAGTGAAAAATTGAAGCACACGATGTCAAATTTTCTGTTTGGACAGTTGTGTATGTCACCCTCGTAAAAATTCACCCGCATATGCATATTCTTCGCCCTTGACCGAGCCTCTTCAAGAGCATCTGGTTCTGGATCACACATGTTTATATTGACACCACACTTTGACCATTTCTGAAGATCTCCGCCAAAACCACAACCAACATCAAGGATGTGTTGACCCTCCCGGGCGACACTCTGTATGAGACTCCTCTTGGCATCATTGTGATTCTTTCGAATCTCCTCCATATTTAAGTATAGTTTCGTGTTTTTAATAGCCTTACTTAGGAAGCTTAAAGTTTTAAACACTTACATAAGTATAATGTCTCTTGAACAAGATTACACTACCGTTCCTGGTCAGATTTTTGCCTGCCTCTCCGTCGTCGGCCCAGATGCACCCCAGAAGACTGATAAGTTTGGTATCAAGATTCGTGGTGCGTTCGGGACTCGTGACGAGGCGGCTAACCATGCAAAGCGTCTTCAAAGGGAGGATCCCACTTTCGACATCTACGTCGTAGACATGTACAAGTGGCTTCTCATCCCCCCGGATTCTTCCAAGATTGAGGATGTTCACTACACGAATGATAAGCTTGAGGAGATCATGACCGGTTACCGTGAGAACCAGGCACAGGCTGCTCGTATGTTCCAGGAACGTAAGCAGGGAATGATGGATACGAAGATTGGTTACACACCCGGTGATGAGAACTCCAGGTTTTACACCAAGCCTGACGAAGCGCCTATTTCTCACCCTGCCGAAGTACTCGAGCGTCTCAAGAAGGAAAAGCCGGATACTCCTATGGAAGAGCTTGTCAAGGAAGCTGATGCGATCGTCGCAAAGGAGATGGAGGAGCGTCAGAAGAAGCGCGAGGCTGAGGCTGAGGCTTCGACCGATGGAAAGATGGGGGAAATTAAGGAGGATGGGGAGTCGGTCTAAGCAAAAAAAAAACACCTAATTATCCTTTGTCTAAAAATAACAGTATACCATTGTTTTTAGATAAAAATATTCACATACAATAAACGGAATGTTCCGGATTATCATCACGATACTCCTCGTAGGAGCTTTCTTTATTTTGTTTTTTAAACCGAAATATAATTTAAAAAGCAAAACAGTTTCAGAGCCAGAAGCTTCGACGACTGCTGGTTTCATTGAGGATACAGATGATGCGTTTATCATTCCTACATATCCAACTCAACTCATTAAAATGGGTGAGTCAGGAAATATTAAACCTATTTATGGTGATATAGGGACTTTTGTCGCCTACTCAAGTGTACCGGAGGATCACTGGCTGCATGGTTTTCCCCATAAAAAAGCCTAAAAGGAATACTGCAAATGCTATAATCCAAGTCGACTTATCAATACTGGAGAGAAAATCATTCTTGTCTGACTGTGATGGAGGAGGGGGTGGAGGGGGGAATGATTGTGGAACTTGCATATTGTAGTCGTTGTAATATTGCTGTTCTTCCTGAACAGTGTCATCCATCTTTTCATTATTTAAAGGATCAACGGATGGGTCATAATCAATTGGGTTTCCAATGTCAGTCTCCATTTCTAATTTTACCATTGTTTTTTTTAAGCGTCTTCTGACTCACTCTCATCATCCACGACGAAGTCTTTGAGATTACCATTTTCATCCATATCGTCTTCGTCGTCGTCTTCATCTGAGGTATATTCCTCTTCATCTTCTGTGTCAAGGTCAGAATCAAAGTCTGTATCATGATCATCTACGGCATAATCGTCCACCAGATCCGTTTCAGTTGGTTGAAATGTAACAGGCTTCTTTATCAGACGCCCAGTTCGTGTCTTGTACATTTTGAGTATATAGAGAAATTACTGTTTAAGTACCTTTACAATATCGGTATTTAAGACGTGTGTTCTTGGTGTACCTCGTTTACATTTTGGACACTTCTGCGTAATCTCCTTTCCTTTAATGATGTACGACATCGAAACATCTTCGTGTACACCCCGAATCGTTTCACAGTATTTGGAGCTTGTGAGAGCTATGAAGTGTGTCTTGTTTTTTTCGATCTTAACGACTTGTGTTCCTTCTGGGGCTTTCATATTTTTCGTTATGAACATTTCTAGGGGTTTCTTGATACTACCATACCCAATCGGAGGCTTTTCAACACGTTTCTTGATTTCTGGGCAGTACTTCATTTGTTCTTTTTTGGGATATAGCTTGTCGGTAATGTTTGGAGTGAGAAGGTGTCTACGCCCACAAAAGTCTTTACAGAACCCATCTCGTCTTCCCCAAAGTGTCTCACATCTACAAAAACATTTCTGGATAATTTCATTTCCACTGATGATAAACCATATATGATTGGATCCATGTTCACGCTTCAAGTTTTCACAATATTTTGAGTTTGTCGAAGCAAGGAAGGTTTGTTTGTGTTTGAAGAGTTTGGTGATGTACGAATTTTGTTGACCTTCCAAATGTTTGCGAACATATTCTTGTATAAGTCCTTTCGTTTCTTCATCGTGAAGTTCATCCTTTGTTTGTTCGTTCGAAAATGTACCCTCTTTTACCACGACTGATGGAGGTTCTACATGTGTCGTTTGGGGTTTATCCGTACGAACCGCTGACATTTTAAGAATCTCAACACTTGGGGTTTGATCGATTTGAATAATTGTACTGAGAGGGCCATCAACATATCGAAATATCGGAAGATACGCCAATTGGTCCACCCTCCCCTTTTCACACTTTTCACAACCCTGCCCACCACAAGGGTTATGTTTAGCTCTCTTGTAGGACCAGGGCATTCTAAATCCACTTCCTTTCGTCTTCCGACTGGCGCTTCCATAAACAGCGAGATCTATGATTTCGTTCCAATCGGTACCACTATTCAAGGTAGAGAGAGCCAAAAGGATATGATCTCGGAGAGCCAGGGCTGAAACCTGATCAACTACGAAACCTGGCCAATTCAGATGTACACCAGTCTTTACGAGTGTACCAGATTCTTTCGGTGGTGAGATCGAAATGAGACACTCTTTTCCACCATGTCGTTTCACTTTGTCACAAATCACTTTACAAATACTCCGAATTTCATCGACTTCAAGGGGTTTTTCATCCTTGTAGTCGATGTCCACAAAAAAGTTATACGTGTCACTCTTCTGTTCGACGACGTAAAGTCTTTCACCCCGCTTTACAGCATCTACATACTGTTCATAAAAGACATTCAATTTATCAAATGGCACAGAAAGGACACCACCGTCCATGAGCACATGTGATAGATTGGTTGCATTGTTAAATTTTTGAGATGCACACCAAGCCTTAAACATACTTGAAGTACACCGTTATTCTCTAAACCATCTCATGCAAGAAACATCTGAAAATTCTTTTCCCTGAGACAACTGTTTCTTAAAGGTGAGCAGTTCGTAGACTGTCTTATCTTTATTCGTTTCTTTCCACTCTTCGATTTCTTCTTCACAGAGACCACGGTTCTTTTCCAATAATTCTTCAATCTGCATTAAAATGTAAGCCTTGGACTTCATTATTTAATAGAGAAGGTTTTTCTATTGTGAGAACTTATACACGCGTAAAATTGTGGATTCTTAATCACATTATCCACAATAAGTTTCCATCTTTTCCTTGTATTAAACTCTTCAAGGGTTTCGTAATTCATAAAATCATTTTCGTCGTATGTTTTCTTTATGGGTTGATTCAACAACTTCTTTAGATTTGTCTTCTGCTTCTCATCATAGAACTTCTTCACCTGAGATTGTTGTTCTGCGAGTGAATAATCCACGAAGAATATAAAGACATTATATTCGAGATCTACCCCTGGACTCTCTTTGACTACAAACTTGAATTCGGTATATTCACCACTTTTTAAGGATACTACACCTCTCGTCTCCTCTTCAAGTTCCCTGAGAGCACATCGAAGTGGATTGAAAATTTCACGTCGTCTACAACCACCTGTGACAAAAATCCAATCCTTAAATCGACGGTCTCTCACTGTGAGGAATTTAGGTTTCCCCGTGGCGAAACTAACCGGTACTGCGATAGCTTTGTACTTTTTCATTGCGCATTCGCAAGTTACAATATACCGATATGTTTATTCCTCCTTCTTTTCTTCAATTTTCTCCAGATTCGTCTCAATCTCATCTCCCTCCTCCTCAATTTCGGGGCTGTTCATGTGCTGAACCAACTGCTCCGAAAATGTCCTGAACCCATTCATCTCTTCCTTTGTCTTGTTGAGTTCCTTGAACACGAAAATGATACCAATGAGACATACAGCCGTCGCAAGCATCATGAGGTTTTCACGGTTCATCTGAATCATTTGTAGGTTACACACTACTTTCCCTTTTAAGTAAGTACACCCATTTTAGATTTACCTGGGGTGGGACACTCGTATGGTGTCTGAGCAAATTGAACGGCTTCGTAATGCGTATTTTCACAAGACTTTTGTGTTGGTGGCGTGGGCTGACCAACAAACTTTTCGAGTGTCCTGGATTTAGGATTGTACGTCAATACAAAAACGATGGCGAGAAGGAAAATGAGTTTCCACATATAGTAATTAGTTAGAATATAAAAGACCACCCATTCCATTTTCGATGCGGAGGACGTTATAGTTCACCGCGTAGATATCCTTATCACAATTGGCGGTGTCGTTAATGATACGCGCGGAATCGAGGCGCGAGAAGTTGAGCGAACCAGTGGGCTGGAGCTTACCGGCATCGAGGCAGAAAGGGTAGAAGAAGAGCTTGGTGCCAGGGGTGGCGGTGCCGTGGGAGGTGTGATAGTAGAGGGGTACGGTGGTGAAGTTGGGATCAGCAAACTTGTAGTCAGCCACGTCGGTACCGTTGATCTGGAGCTTGAGCTTGTTACCCGCGGTGCTGACCATGGTGACCGCCGAAGCATCACCAGCGGCGATGTACTTGACTGGGTGGTTGAAGTTGAGCTCCTGGATCTTGGAGTTGGAAGAGATCGCCTTCTGGACCTGGGTCATGATCATGTTCTGGGGCTGGGAAGCGAACACCTCACGCTCTTGGGTGTCGAGATACGCGTAGTTCGCGTAGACCTCCCACTTGCTCGCGGCAGCCTCGGCACCCCAAGTGATGCGAAGCTCGACATCGTGGTACTGAAGGGAGATGAGAGGGAGAGCCGACTGCCAGTTCTCACAGAAGGAGAACCGGAGAGGGTAGAACTTGGAAGCACTGATGCCATCATAGAGGCTGGCCGACGTCGACTTGGAAGAAGAGAACGCCGAAAGGGTGGGGGCGATGAGGGTCGAGTAGGTCGAGTCCTGTTCATCGATGACCTGACCACCAATGAGAAGCTCAACCTTGGAGATCACATCGGTCCAGTTATCAGTGAAGGTGTTGGCCGAGAGACCATCACCCGCAATAGGCATGAGGTAGACATAGTTGAGCATGTCACCCTTGCGCTCGAAGCGGATGGTGGACATGCCATTGTTGGAGACGTTGCCCTGAATGACCTGACGCTCGACAGTTTGGGAGAAGTTCGTATGACGCTTGTAGGTAGAACGGAAAAAGCTGACTTGGGGGTCACCGACAAGGTGCACATCCTGAGCACCGACAGCTACGAGTTGGGCAATACCACCGGACATTTTATATTATATGGAGAGTTTATTTTTAACCTTGGGACGTGAATTGTATTCTGTAAATGAACGTATCTCCTGTGACGGAGACAGATATCATTTCTTCAAAACATCGAAACGATTTTCTTGTACAATAAAAGCTAATGATATCCGTAATTGATCAGAATACCGTGAAGGGGCGACCCCCCTGTGTAATATAGAGGACTTAAAAAAAACGGCTCTATTTTTTACCGGTTCAATACTTACGAGCTGTCCATCGATTTTAAATTGTGTATGACCATCTGTATCACTCATATATAGCAATAATGTATAACGGTCGTCTTTACTATTATCAACGTGAAATATACCATCCTGTCCATACGTTTGACCGTTGGCATGTGCACGAATGATAGAAAATTTTCGTTCCCGTCCAATTGTCTTGTGTAATTTATCTAATGTAATATTCACTAACCATTCATCTGTCTGAAATTCTGACGACCAAAACTTATACCCCTCTTTATATCGCGAACGTGCACCAAACACCCACTTCAAATTATCGACTATAGTCAAACACTGTGATAATTGATTTGGTCCTAAAAAATCATCGATGACTGTTATTTTACCACTCATGGACTTTTATTGTATCACACCTTTAATGTAATTAAAGATGGTATAAGCAGATATAATATGATACAAAAGGTGGACGAAGTTTTAGACGCTACTGATCTCAGAGAAGCTGTATCTATCGTTTCAAAATTAAAATGGGATTTCAATGGAATCTCAGTTGATTATGGGAATACATTTTGGAATGCAGATCTGATGCATTACAAATTTTTCTCTGAACATATTGTTAACAAACTTGAAAAAAGATTTGAAAGGGAAATTAAACTTTTGCGCGTGTATGCCAACGGTCAAACGTATGGACAAGATGGCGATTTCCATATAGATGATGACAGGGATGGACACTATACGTTCGTATTGTACCTGAGTGAAATACATCCGGAAAATGTCGATGTAATTGGTGGATGTACCGAATTCAAGTTCAGAAATGGCGTTCACGTTGTGGAACCTTTACAAAATACAGGAGTTTTATTTAATTCAAATCTTTTACACCGGGGTTGTGCTCCATCTAGAAGATCGGGTATTCTTAGGGTATCGATCGCTTTTAAACTACAAATTAAAGACGTATAGATATAAACAATTAACATGCAGAAATCACACATTTACCTGGTAGACGATCTGATTTCTGAAAAGGATTGTAAAATACTCATAGATTTTATACAAAGAGGAGCCCGAGAAGAGACTGAAATGAATCCAGATACGAATGTGAAAGCGAACTTTTGTAAACTGAATCCGGAAATGAACCTATTCGTGAAACCGATTATCAACAATATAGTTCGTGTGTTAACAAAAATTGGATTTGAGATATATGATTGTACTGTACCAATTTTAAGACAAATTTATGGACCAACTTATTGTCATACAGATAATGTATATGACGATGAGAGGGAAAAAAATGTACCAATAAATCGATTACGGTGTATGAGTCTTGTCATCGCATTAAACGATGATTATGAAGGTGGTGAGTTTTGTTTTCCTGAACAAAACTATACAGTTAAGTTGAAGAGAGGTCAAGCTGTACTCTTCCCACCATTCTGGACACACCCACATTACACGAATAAATTATACAATGACACTTTCAGATATACGATAACGTCATGGTTTTATGGTTCTAGGATCCACCCGACTCTAAAGTCTGTACACGGCTTAAAAGATCTGAAACCTGGGACTCTAAAACAGTGATACGGTCAACATCTAAATCACGAAGATTACTCAAATCTTGGATGGCAGCGGTGTTATACGGGATGATTTCAGTATAACGAACACCCGCGGCGACATTACCCCAACTCGAGTAATCGGGGTCCTCGGTGGGGTCATCTCCTATAGTTATATGTTCAGCAGGTGTGACACCCCCACCCACATCAACAATGTGTTTCAATTCGGGTACTTCATAGTAGATATCTTGTGCGATGAAACCCACCTCCTTCCTCTCTATGGATTCTGCACTGTATCCATCCCTTTCAAGGTTTTCGACGAGATCGGGTCTTTTATCGTACACTTGTGGCTTGAGACGTTTAATCACATCCAAACCATCGGTGAGATCCCGTTCGTTTACCTTGAGACGGTCATCGGAATATTCCTGTAGATATCCTTGTACCACGGCACCAATTTCTCTACTAAGTGTACTCTGTTGGTTTCTAAATCGGAAATAAGTAGTGTCATCGTCTTCTGTCATTTGTAGTCTTGTGACTTTGGAAGCGAGCTCACCGAAACTTGTGACGTAAACATAAGTACCGAGGACGTTCGCCCTGTCCACATCCTGTGCGTGGTTCGCGTTGTCCGCATCCTGTGCGTGGTCCGCATCCTGTGCGTGGTTCGCCCTGTTCGCCGCGTCCGCATCCTGTGCGTGGTCCGCATCCTGTGCGTGGTTCGCCCTACCAGAGAGATTTGCATTTATAGCCTCGGAAGATGGATTGTAACACAAACCATTGTCAGTGTATAGATCTTTTTGACCATCGCCATGACTGGTTGTGAATAATATGTATTGGACATTAGTATTGTTCGAGTCTCGACTACCCGAATACACATTCCCGGCATCAGCGGCGTAGTCCGCATCCTGTGCGTGGTTCGCCCTGTTCGCCGAGTTTGCATTTACATGTAAATACTGGGTGGATGGATTGTAGTATGCACCAGCGTCAGTGTATAGAGTTTTTTGACCATCGTCATGACCGGTTGTGAATACCATGTATTGGGCATTAGTATTGTTCGAGTCTCGACTAGCCGTATACACATTCCCGGCATCACCGGCGTAGTCCGCATCCTGTGCGTGGTCCGCATCCTGTGCGTGGTCCGCATCCTGTGCGTGGTTCGCCCTGTTCGCCGAGCTTGCATTTACATTTAAATAATTATTGGCTGGGTTATAGTATGTACCAGAGTCAGTGTATAGAGTTTTTTGACCATCGGCATGACTGGTTGTGAATAACATGTATTGGGTATTAGTATCGTTCGAGTCTCGACTACCCGTATACACCTTCCCGGCCTCAGCGGCGTAGTCCGCATCCTGTGCGTGGTTGGCTGTTGTGTTTAAATAATTATTGGCTGGGTTATATGTGAGACCTGGATCCGTTCTTAAGTTCTGAGCACCGGTTGTCCCTGTTGCAAACACGACGGGTCTGTTCGCGTCTGAATCATTTGTAGCCAGTGTGACTTTATCAACTCCTGTTGTAGATGTCATTGTACCAGTTACGTTTAATCCACCCGCAACTTCGACGTCACCCGAAAACGCCTGAATGTTCGTTGTCGACATTATAGTATATAACTACAAAATTAATATCCCCAATTGATGCGTTCTGTAGTACCTTCTGTCAGAGTTGATAATTTTCCATCTGCGTGCTGAGATGTATATTCAACGAAAATGTTGTAATGACCATCATCAGCCATTGTAGTGTTAGGTTGGAAATCGACAGTGTTTGCAGTGAAATTAATAGTTGCATTCCAAGGATTTGTATTATTTGTATCACCAAACATATTATGAGTACCCTTTGCAATTGTTAGGGGTGTTCCCCCGGTCCAATTCCCTCCTGCACATTCTAGGATTAGGGTACTAACTTCGGCATCCGATTCTATAAGTTGCGCTATAATTTTAGCATAAAATATATGATTGGTAAATGTCAATGTAATTTTACCATTTGCTGGCGTAACACCGGTTGCAAGATTACCTGAGTATGAATATGTTTTTCTTGAGACGTGTGCGGTGTTGGTGATGAGACCATTCTTAACGTACATATTTCTCATAATACCGACACCACCAGCTACCTGGAGAGCACCTGTAGTTGGCGATGTCGCCTGTGTATCATCGCTTAGGGTCACCACACCCGAGGCTGACAAAGTAGTCATAGCTGCTGTATTAGCTCCAGCTAGGGTACCATAGAGGTTTGTACCTGTGATGGTCGCACCCTTTACAGTCCCGGAGGCTGTAATGTCACTCGCAGCCATAGTGTTCGACCCAGCTAGGGTACCATAAAGGTTTGTTCCTGTGAGAGTTGCACTCTTTACAGTCCCAGAGGCTGTTAGATCAGTTGTAGCCACTGTATTTGCCCCAGCTAGGGTACCATAAAGGTTTGTTCCTGTGAGAGTTGTACCCCTAAATGTAGTAGCATAGACACTTTCAGCGACCCCCAAACCACCTGAAACTATTAAAGCTCCATCTGTTGTGCTCGTAGCATCCGTGGTGTTCGTGATAGTCGTGATACCCGCAGGGGTCATAGTGAGCCTCGCGTTTGTTCCCACGTCCGATGCGTGGTTTGCGATATTGAAAGTGTCATTGAGTGAGTTGTCGATACCCACCGAGAAGGACTCACCTCCATTGACACTGAAGGATGTCACTGGGTCTGCTGTAGTTCCAGTGGCTTCTAGGGTGACTCGTGCATCATTACCATCACCATTGACGTACAGACCACCAGCGGATGTCGCCATGACGTGTACAGGTGTAGTGGCCGTGACAGTACCAATACCCACATGTGAGGCTGCGTAGACATTTGTTGTGTGAATGTTTGAAGCCACCCCCAAACCACCCAAAACCACAAGGGCGCCTCCACTTGTGGAAGTTGTATCTGTGGTATCTTGTACCCTCACGTCACCTCCAACGTCGAGGTTTCGCAAAGGTGTCCCCTCGTTGATACCAACATTGGAGGTACTCACATCCACAAAGAGGTTGGATGCAGCACCAACAGTCAAATCACCTGAAAGTGCCGAAGTTCCCGTCACGTAAATGTTTTCAGAAACAGTGATATTGTTTTGTGTGACGAGATTACCAAGAATTTCGACTGAAATCACATTTGCATCATCAAAAACATGGTTTGCCGTGACAGTGTTTTGTGTGTAACCGATTGTGAATGAGTAATCGTGTGGATCATCGGGATCCACGGCAGCTCCGTGATGTATAAGACCGATATTCTTACCTGGATATTCCATGATAATACCGACATCAAGGTCATGCTCAGTATTGTTGTTGGCGATACCGAGAATACGGTCACTAATTATAAGAGAGTTGGATTCCACGGTATAGGAGTTACCGATGACTTCGACGTTTCCAAGAATCTGCAAGTCTGACGAAATGACAATAGTACCATTTGATCGAGTAATTAACGAATCTTCTAAAAAGTTTCCGGTACCCACGACAGGAAATTTATTAGGGGTGAGACCCCCAACGGAAATGTTTGAACCCACTTGAAGGTTTGAAGTTGTCACGAGACCAGTGGTGACGTTATTAAACTCCATAGTATTCGAGACGACGTTACCGGCAGCAGAAACCTGCTCGAACGTCTGAAGTTGAGTCAATATATTGGTGGGTAAAATCTTTTTGAGGTCGTTGTTTTGGTCGTTAACATAAACATAGTTGATGTCCGACTCATCGGCGACGATGGCGGCGTTAGGGATATCATTTGCACGACCGATACCTGTCACAAAAACACCACCGTTACTTTCGTGTACCTTTGTCACGACACCAACATTCTGGATGAGATCGTTGTTGAAGGGTTTAACATTTGAGAGGCCACCAGGTACAGTGTTACTCACGTAGACTGTCTCACCTGCGAGGAACGTATCTGTGACAACGCTGAGAGCTTTACCGTATGCGACGGCGGTACCCTGTTGTCCGGCTGTTAGGGTCTGATTCGAAAGACCGATACAAGGCATCGTCGTGGCACTATCAGATTGGGCAAGACCGACGTTAAGGATGTTTGAATTGTGCGTTCCCTTCACATAAACGGCATCACCCGCGTCAATATCGACACCGGCATCATTTCGAATTTTGATGTATGTGTGCAACGGAAACTCATTGATCCAATCGTTACCGTCGTATACGAGGATGTGGTCGGACTCTAGTGCGTCTATTGTGACACTGTTAAGCTGGTCCAACTTGACTTCAACATTCGATGTGAGATCTGTGATGAGAGCCGTTGTGGGATGGTTTAGGGTGAGAGTACCATCAGTGGTCGTATTGGAACTCACATAGACATTCCCGACGACGTGAAGATTGGCATCGGGGTTCACCGTTCCAACTCCTATGGACTTGTCCCCTACATCCACGTGAAGGGTATCTTCACCCACAGTCAAGTTTGAAGAGACGTAGACATTCCCGACGACGTGAAGATTGGCATCGGGGTTCACCGTTCCAAGTCCTATGGACTTGTCCTCTACGTCCACATGAAAAGTATCAGTATCCACTGTCAGATCCGAGCTTACATAGACATTACCCACGACGTGAAGATTCGCGTGTGGGTTTTTAGTCTCAATACCAACGGAATTGGTTGTGGAGTCTACGTGGAGAGTGTCGGTATCTACGGTCAAATTGGATGACACATAGGCATTACCAACAATGTGAAGTTCGGCATCTGGATTTTTAGTTTTTATACCAACCTTGTTTCCGAGTGCATCTACGTGGAAGGTGTCGGTATCCACAGTCAGATTTGAGCTTACATACACATTACCCACTACATGAAGTTTTGCTTGTGGGTTTTTAGTCTCAATACCAACGGAATTGGTTGTGGAGTCCACATGAAGAGTGTCAGTATCCACTGTCAGGTTTGAGCTTACATAGACATTGCCCACTACATGAAGGTTTGCATCTGGATTCAGTGTTTTGATACCAACTTTGTTTCCGGGTGCATCTATGTGAAAAGTATCAGTATCCACTGTCAGGTTTGAGCTTACATACACATTACCCACTACATGAAGGTTTGCATCTGGATTCAGTGTTTTGATACCAACTTTGTTTCCGGGCGCATCTATGTGAAAAGTATCAGTATCCACTGTCAGGTTTGAGCTTACATACACATTACCCACTACATGAAGGTTTGCATCTGGATTCACCGTTTCAATGCCAACCCGCTTGCTCACCACATCTACGTGGAGAGTGTCTTCATCTACTGTAAGGTTTGAGCTCACATAGACATTCCCAACGACATGAAGTTCAGCATCTGGTGTTTTTGTTTTGATACCAACTTTGTTCCCACTCGCATCTACGTGGAATGTATCCGTGTCCACCGTAAGGTTTGAGCTCACATACACATTCCCAACAACATGAAGGTTAGCGTCAGGATTCACTGTTTCAATACCAACCCTTTTGCTCACCGTATCTACGTGGAGAGTGTCTGTGTCTACTGTGAGGTTTGAGCTCACATACACATTCCCAACAACGTGGAGTTCAGCATCCGGATTTAATGTTTTGATACCAACTTTACTATCAACCGAGTCGACATACATGGTACCACTATCCACAGTGAGATCACCACTCACACTTGTATTACCGGTGACAACTAAGATATTGGAACCGAATTCATCGACATACAAGTTTGAACCTATGTCGAGGGTATGCATTGGGTCAGTGTTCAAAATACCAACATTAGCTTCAGTATAGAGGCGACCATATACGTGCACATTGATGTCTTCATTTGTCAAAGGGGTGATGACATTACTATCAGCACTACTTTCGGTGAAACCCATGACAATTTCTTTAGAATTCTCCAAAAATCCAACAGTCACATTCGACTGTGGACGTGTCATGATAAGACCTAGGTCGAGTGTCGTATCCCCGGATGTATTATTTTGACCCAATTCGATGATGGCATCCTTGATTTTAAGGTTTTCAGTTGTAATCGATGTGACACCACCATTTACGGTGAGGTTACCATCCAAAAGAACACCGCCAGATATGACAAGAACATTGGATCCTGTGTCATCTATATACACATTCGAACCTACACTTAATGTATGATCAGGTGAAATATTCGAGACACCCACCTTTCCTGTTGTCACAATACCTGTAGTAGGACTTGTAAACCTTGTAGTAAGTGTAGTCGTATTACCGCGTTCAGTTGTAGCTTGTAAAGTTTGACCACCAACAAGATTTGAAGCACTTTCACCTGATTCGGATATTTCACCTGTTACACGATTATACATCATAAGGACAATGTTAGTATCCGAGAAATCATCCCTGAAACGAACGGGAGACATATAGATACTTCCACTGTTCGGTGTGGTCACCAGTGTGTTACTGGCGTTAATAATGATGGTATTTTCAGCCTGAACATCAGAGTCTGGGACATTCTTACCAAACCTGATTTTGGTTGAACGTTCCACCGTCGGCAAGTTCTTGACCATTTAATATAGTTGGGCATTTTAATTTGCATACAAAAGTCCAGCCATGCCATTCTCGATACGGAGGATGTTGTAATTGACTGCGTATATGGGATCATTGATAGGCATGGTCTCACTCATGATCTTAGCTGATGTAAGACGACTAAAATTCAGAGTACCTGTAGGCTGTAGAGAACTGGTGGAGAGACAGAAACAGTACAAGAAGAAGTCCGGAGAAGTTACAAAGTTTGTATGGTAGTAACTCATGACATCTATAAAGTGTGGCTTCCCCCATCTGTAATTACTCACATCGAGACCATTGATGTTCAGTTTAATCTTATTCGTGGGTGATGTAAGTGCACCATCAGTTGTGGTGTCTGAAGACGCAAGGTACTTTACGGGGTGGTTGAATGTGAGATCCTGTATGACTGTACCCGAAGCAATATTCTTTTGAACTTGGGTGATCAAGAGATTGTGTTTCTTCGTCGCGACGTTTCCACGCTCTTCGTTATCGAGATAGTAATAGTTGGCGAAGCATTCTACATTATAGTTGGACGCAGTGGTCGCCCATTGAATTCGGATTTCTACGTTATGATAGTTTAGAGCCACGAGAGGGAGTGCATTTTGAGGTCCTTCACAGAAGAAGAAACGTAAGGGGTAAAAATGTGAGCGAGCACTCACACCTGGATGTGTACCTAACGCACTCTTGGAAACATTTTGAGCGAATGTATCGATGGCGATTTTCTCTGTGAAAATCGCATCTTGACTATCAACGAGGGAACCACCTATGTAGAGTTCCACCTTATCAATAATCGTATCCCACCGCTGAATGTCAAGGGCTTGGGTGGTATCATCGATTGTAAAATAGACGTAGCCGAGGAGATCTCCAGAACGTTCAAATTGAACACTGGACATAGAATTGTTTTTCACAGGTCCATGGATGACTTGTTTTTCGATGGACTGTGAAAAATTAGCATGCCGTTTAAAGGTCGAGCTAAAGAAAGATATTTCGGGATCACCAGTGATATATTCATCCTGGGCTCCGATAGCGATCAATTGCACGACACCTGCTGACATGGTATACTACTTTAAGGGGAGAAAATTACAAATTAGGTTTTCTACACACGAAACGGAGAACTAAAAAGTTATCTTTCTCGGGAGTTGATGGTACGATCAGGTTTCCATCTTGATTTCTGATGTTTATATTTAATCGATCAATACGACGAATTGGATCGATATATTGGGTCGCGATGGGGTAGTTATCTTTGTAGTCAATAACAAGATCTTCAGACTTTATAAGACTCGCGAACGAATTCCGTAGAATACTGAGGGGAGCTTGTCCATCATAAACGTTCGATGTACGATCATTGAAAATGGAATCGAGTTGTTCAATGGATACATAACAATGTTCAGTAGCAACATTAGAATGAATGCGAGCAGCGAGGAGTCTAGCCTGAACAACATTCTTCAGTGGTTGACTGAGAAAGCATGTGAAGGTATTCGCGCTATCCTGACCCAAGGTATCGACTGTGATTGTGTGGTACTCATAGTTGAGATCGGGAATCGTCTCCGTTGGTGAAGTAATGAGAGCCATTTATAGTTAGCTTAGATTAAAGATCCGCCGATTCCATCCTCAATCGCGTAGCCGGCGTGGTCATCAACAAGTTGTTGGGCACCACAGAGACCACCGGGGGTAAGACCTAAAGTATAGGCATCATCCTTCTTACCCGAACCTGGGGTACACTCGAGACTGGGCTTGAGATCAAAGATGGACGCTTCGGAAACCGCCTTGATCTTGATTGGCCTGGGTTGGTACGCACTGATGTTACGGGTGAGTGCGAGGGCGACAATCAGTAGGATCAACACGATGATAGAAGTGATCGCGTTGCGGTTGGCTTGATTCAACTTGAACATTTATTATAGGTGTACATTTTTTTAAAGTGCGTTAAAGATATTTTTTTTAGTTTCTACATAGAGAGTAGATGGACGAAGAAATCATTCTTGACCGAGGAAATACTACTGTGATGAAATTGGATGCTGATGAACAGGCGCTTATGGATGAGATTGAAATCTCAGCACCTCGTCCCAAACCTGTTCCCCGTCCAGTACACAGGCAAGCACCCCCTCAGCAACAGACCCATCAAGAGGCGATGGATGCTTTTGTGAATCCCAATAAACAATCCGCTCCTGTACATTCTCAACAGGATGAAGAGATTGACTATGGCGAAAATGAACCTACTTTCTACGACGATGAACCAATGGGTGGTCCAGGACCCGAAGAAGAGCAACCTTCAAAGGGGTACACTTCAATTGATGAGGAGAAGTCAGATCTCATTAATAAGCTTGGACGCCTCGAGAAGAAGGGTTTCGCTGTGAACAAGAGACTCACAGCGTATTCGAACATAGACGAATTACGTTCAGAGGTGAAGCGTATCACCTATAGTATAGATGTGGAACAGTCGGTTCGATTCTCGAGGCGTATGTTGATCGCTTGTGTGACTGGTTTAGAGTTTTTGAATAAACGCTACAATCCTTTTGAAGTTCAGCTCGAGGGTTGGTCCGAGTCTGTAATGGAGAATGTCGATGACTATGATGGTGTGTTTGAGGAGTTGTATGTGAAGTATCGCTCGAAGGTCAGTGTCGCCCCTGAAGTGAAGTTGATTATGATGTTGGGTGGTTCGGCAATGATGTTCCACCTGACGAATAGTATGTTCAAGTCGGTGATGCCCAATATGAACGATGTGATCAAACAGAACCCCGATCTCGTGAAGAATATGATGTCGGCGGTCCAGAACACAACTAGAAACACAGGTGGTCCTTCTGACAATGCTCCAGTGGGTGGCACGAACAACGGTGAATACGAGATGCAAGGCCCGGGTGTAGACATCTCGAGCCTCATGGGTGGTATCATGATGCCCCCACCACCCCCAATGAACACCACTATGGGTGAGGCCCCTCAGGCACCCAGTCTTGATGACGACGATGTTTCGGATATTATTTCCATCTCAGGAGACTCCACTGGTGGTGAAGTTAAGGAGGTGAACGTCGGTGGTGCCACCAAAGCGAAGCGTACTCGACGAAAGAAGAAGACGGAAATTAATCTCTAAATATATATAAATGATAGCGTATTGTCCGCTGGAGGATCTGGAACCTCCCGCTCGACAGCAGAAGGCTGTCGAGGAGCCCGAGGTCGAAGAGGTTGAACCTCAGATCGGTCTCGAAGAAACTGAAATGAATTACGTCATCATGGCTTTCATTGCCGGCGTGATTGTATTAGCCGTCTCTGATTCCATCAGGGCGTAAATGAACTATGTCTACCGCGGGGTCTCAATCCCTCGTAGTAAATTTAGTAACTGAACGATTGAATTATATTAGTTTGTTCCGAATCGGGATTATTTAAATACGAACCTGTATTTGTTCGAATACTTCGTAAATCACCATTACAAGATGATATCACTTCTACAGACACATCATAGTCGTAATTTCGTATAGAAGAATTACCTGTGTTAGGTTTAATTATAAGACCCCTTTTTCCCACATTGACTGTGGGACTCCAAGGGTAACTATTTGTTCCACCAAAGATATTTTTAGTACCAATTGCTAGATCTACATCAGAAAGTGTATCATCGTGTGTTCCACCTTGTATTTCGATTATGAGAGAACTCATGTTTGAAACATCACTCTTCTCTCTTAGAATGGCTACTATTTTTGCATAAAAAGAACCAGTGCCAAACAAAATTTGAACGTCTTGACTATTCGCAGAAGTTCTTGTGAATGTGTGTGTATACTTTTTGTGTGCTACACTATCTGAGTTTGTGATGACACCACCATTTACATGAAGCGCTGTATTCGCTGTAGCACCATCAAGACCGATGGCGACCTGATTACCGAGATCAATCGCACCTTCGACTGTCAAGTCATTCCTCACCGTCAAGTTACTCTCAATGAATGTTTCTGTTGAACTTGTTTGTATATGAACATTACCGAGTGTATCCCCATAAATATTGGAGGTGCCACCTATGGTTTTGAATTCCACAATGGCATTACTTGAAGATTCCTCCACCAGTACCACACCATCATACACATGGAATTTGGTCATTGGGTTTTCTGTGCCGACACCAACGTTACTCGTATGAACAATGTGAAGTCCATCAGCTTCAACACTATTGTCGGTCGCACCAATCGTGATACCAGAAGTTGTGTGTGTCGAGTTTCTGAAACCCCTCACATAGCCACCGTAATTGTCGGTCGTGTAGAGAAGTATACCAGTCTTTTTGTTCGTCCCAGGACTCTCAAGTTTGAGCATGTCCAGGTCGGTCGTTACAGGATCATAAAGATGAATATTAGAGGTTGGGGACTCTGTACCTATGCCGAGACGCCCAGAACCATCAAAACGGGCAAATTCCTCATCATCACTCTCACCAACTTTGTTTACAAAAGTCAATGGACGTTTTGTAGCACCATCAGCAATGTTACGAATACGATTCACTGATGGAGTGTCGGATGTTGTCAAGAAGGCTATACCTGTAATAAGAAATGAACCACCCGAGGCGAACTCAATGTCACCATTTACCTTAAGTTTCGTCGCATCACTACTCACCGTTGCATCTGTACCACCGATAACAACAATACCACTGGGTGCAATAGACATCGCGAGATTTGTAATTTCGTCATTATCTGGATCAACGACAACGTTAGATGATGTAAATGTTTTGAAAAGATGTTGTGGTGCAAGATATTGGATACGATCGGGACCTTCTTGTGCGTCGCCACCACCATCATTACCCTTGAAAATGAGAAGTTCTGTCTTCTTGAAAGTTGGATCATAGAGCCGCTCTTGTAAGTAACAGTTGCCATAAACATCATTCTGTAATCCCCCGAACGTTAATTTTTCGGTGATGCTGACATTACCATTAACTTCCAATTTCTCACGTGGTGCATCCGTACTTATACCCACATTACGGGTCGTGCCACTAATATATATAGCTGTCGAAGACGGTTCAGAAACCTTTTGGTAATTTTCAGTGATTCGGAAGTCACCCGAACCAGAAATACCACTTGACCACCCAGTCAAAGCTGTATCATTGTCACTTTGAATATAAGACGTGAATGCATTACCTTCTGCAAGATTAGTCTGCATCGCCACGATGGCATCTCCAGATGGAGAGTCGTGATTGTGTACTAGGACACCATTTTCTGTTGGATTACCGACACCTGTAGAAAACACTTCAAAGTGTGCAGCGGGTTGTGTAGTGCCTATCCCAACACGCCCATCTGCTCTCAAAGTCAACACTTCATTTTCAGTGGTATAGCGATCATCAGACAAGAATATATCAAGTTTCGTCTTTGACTTTCCGACAGTGTTATCATACTTCCCCATTTTAAACGTGGCTCTGACCCCATCACGATCAGCATTACCTTCACGAGAAAGATGCATGACATCCACTATATCAAGTGTAGCACCAGCAATTGGTTGTGTGTTGGACACAATGAGGGGTGTACCCGCAGTGTCGAAACTATTATCATATTGGATTGGGTCATTTATGAAAACTGTACCCCCCGAAGTGTGGAGACGACCTTGGGGTGTCGCTGTTCCCACACCCACATTACTCGACTCAAGAATGGTCATCTTTGGTCCACCCATCACATTCGAAGTACTCGCATAGAAGTTAAGACCCTTCCCACTTTTGACGATGTTCTCCACTTTGTTCTCACCTATGTCAGGGTTGGAATAGATGCGCATCGATGTATTTCCCTCAATTCCATTCCATGTGTTCCCATACACGGTGGCGTTACTTCCCAACACATGAACATTTCCAGAGACGGTGAGTGATTCAGTAGGCACTGTCGTCGCTATACCAACTTTACCATCTGAAGTAATACGTACCCTCTCAGCGTTTTTGGTTTTTAGGCGAATGTTTTGATGTGAACTCGAAGTACTCGCACCATACACTTCGACTGCGCTCACATTTGAAGCAGTTGGCCCGGATTTAAGAGACAGAAACTCTGTTGTACTATCTCCACCGTATCTATCTGCGTGAACTGTAACACCTGTCTCTGATGAAACGACATCTGTCACAAGATTTGTCGTCGCCACGTTTCCGATAACCGTGAGGACGTTCTCCGCGTTAATGTTCGCAAAGATCTTAGCACCTATGGAAAGTGTATCCGTTGGTGTTATATTCGATATACCTGACGGTGCCGTTCCGGTCGTACGCAACGCATTCATTTGAACATTACTATTTATAATCACAGGTGCTTCGGCTCCGGGGCTCATCGTAAGTAAACCACCAACACTTATACCACCCGTTCCTACAATAAGCTTCTGTGTGTACACATTACCACTCGAATGGAATACATTCGAGCCAGTATCTTCGAGGTAAACATTAGATCCTATATCGATCGTGTGTACGGGATTTATATTCGAAAAACCGACATTTCCTTCAGTGTACATCTGACCATACACATGAAGGTTTATGGTGTTTGAATCATATGTGAGGTTGTTGTCCTCCGGTCCCATAAAGGAGCGTGTCAATACAAATTCATTCTCGGCCATGTCGTAGCCAAAGACTAGGTTCGCTTCATTTACATCTTCAGACATAATCAAGGCTGTGTCGAACGTACCCGCACCATTACCTTTACCCATAACAATCACCGGATCCTGTACGACGAGGTTTTGTACAGATTGATAATAGGTTGTATCTGAAACAAATATGTTACCAAAAATGTTCATACTCCCATTTAAAATCACATCTCCTTCGTCTATAACGACATTACCATTTTTGAAAATAGCGACGTTCGATCCAACATTTGAAGATGTTCCAACTCTAAGTTGTGTATCTACGTTCACATTCGTCGCTACCATATCATCAGTGACAGAGAGAACATTGGATCCAATACTATCCACCTTGAATTTCTGATTGGTAGTTTGTAATACATTCGAGGCGATCACATTCGTTGTGGCTAAATTACCACGAACTGTCACGAGGTTTAGAGCATCTCTGGAAATCACGACATTACTCTCACCAACTTGAAAATCGTTTACAGGAATCGCACCTATACCAATTTGTGCACTCGTCACACGAATGACATTACTGAGTCCAGTCACCTTAAATTCCGTTTCACTCGCTGTAATCTTGCCAGGTACAGTGAGAGTATTAGTTTCTATATTATTGGATGCAGTAAGGTCATCGACTTCAATCTCCGAAGTGATGATACTTCTGACAGATGTCAATACATCTTGCTCTACTGGGTCTGCATCAAGACTCGACACGAAAATTTGGTCGAAACGAACTGTTCTACCCATATACTTTAGTTACCGAATAAAATTCCAGCTAATCCATCCTTGATTCTGAGAACATTATAGTTCACAGCGTATATGAAAATGGGTTGGTTGTCAGGTCTATTGAGACCCTTCTCTACACCGCGTAACACGAGTTTAGCGTTATCTAGGCGACTGAAGTTACAGCTTCCAGATGGATTATACTCTGAAGCATTCAGACAGAAATGATACCCGAAGTATCGAGTATAAAGAAGTACCTCAGTTTCGGGAATATATTCACTTGTACCATATGTAGATTTGTAATAATTTTGAACTGTGTGGAAATAGAGTGGTGTCATATTCTCAATTAAAGGTGTACCATTGATTTGGATGTCAGCGTTCAGAAACGTGAAACGATCATTCGCAAAATCGTCACTAAGAGCACCGAAACCCCAGAACAAGGACTTGACTGGATGATTAAAGCTCGAAATGTCTATGACGTTGTACCCACCACCCTGAGTGTTATCTACTACCGTCACCAGTTCATTTTCAATTTTTTGGGTTTGTGTGATTATAAAATCGATACTACGTTTTGTGAGAGATTCTCGCTCTTCCTTATCAAGGTAAATATAGTTTCCATACACCTTAGCCTGTTTATCCACTTCTTGTATAGATGCGGTGTTTGCTTCATCAAAGTCAATCCTAATTTCGACTTGATGATTTTGGAGTGCGACAAGGGGTAAGAATGCCTTGTGGTCACAGAAAAAGAAGTGAAGTGGCACGAAGGCTCTGTTCGCGGTCGAAGTTTTATTATTGAGTTCTTGAGACTTATTCTGTGTATCCGCCATATAATTTGGCCAGATGTCACTGTAGTAATCATAATGTTGAGAATCGACCTTTTGACCACCTATAAAGAGATTTATGGTGGAGTTGTAAAAAAGGTTCGAAGATATATTGGCATCTCTAGAAGTCGCTTCAAACCATAAACCATTAATCACATCACCCAACACAGGGATAGTTATGGAAGTATCCGTGGAACTGATGGTTTTGATAAATTTAGGAGCTTGTGAAAAGTTTGTATGCCGAGCAAACTTCATACGGAAAAAAGAATGTCCCTCTTCACTTGTGAGGTACAGATCTTGAACACCTTTAGACACGAGCTGTATTAATGCACCAGACATTTAATAGATGTTCAGATTATAAAAACAGACACTTTCCCTGAGGGAACTCACTCTTTTTTTCATCCATAGACTTCCCATGAATCTTAAACCCACCTTGTCTATATATTTTTGCCCGTTTGTAATACATCGCTGTAAACACCGACCAAGGGTCATGTACATCGTAGATATGAGGTTCGTTTTTCTTCCCCTTCGTCTCTCTCATGATTCTTCCAATACTTTGGGTAATATCGGACTTAGGACTGGCCAAGATGACTGTATCAAGGGTTGGAATGTCGAGACCTTCGTGAGCCTGACTGAACGTCGCAAAGATAATCTTCTTCTTTGAAGATTCCTGGAGAGCAGCCTCCTTCATACCACCCATGTAAAGTCCTGATGTCTTGGGAAAACATTGGTGGAGGAGTTCACAGTGTTGTCGACGATCACTGAGGACTAAGAGTTGTCTCGTTCCAGCTGAAGCCTTCTTTACGAGTTCGACGAGCATTTTGTTTCTTTGGCGGTCCTCGACGAGTTCTGTAATCATGTTGGGCATTGAAATCTTTCCATTCCTCATAGAAGGTGGTGGGTTTCGATAGTTGGGTGAATCAAAAGTTACTGGAAACACTTCAACTTGTCCTTGATTTTTTCTCTCAACTGCGAAGAATGTTGGACCCATAAACCAATGGAGCACCTTCGTGAGACCATCTTTCCTTTCAGGAGTTGCTGAAAGTCCAAAGATGTGTCGAGGACATAACTTGAAGAGACTCTGACTGAACACCTTCGCACAGATGTGATGGGCTTCGTCAACAATTAGGGTTCCGACACTTTCAAAGTCTGTGAATGAGTATTCTTTGAGGGAGAGTGACTGGAGCATCGCGATGACAAAGTCGCAATTGACCTCTTTTTTATTCTGTTGCACAACACCGATTGTGGCACCTGGACAAAATTGTTGTATCCTCTCACGCCACTGATCTGCCAGGAACTGCTTGTGTACGACAATCATCGTCCTGTATCCCAACTTACAAGCTATGGCCAAGGAAACCGTCGTCTTGCCGTAGCCGCATGGTAGAGAAAGGATGCCATGACCTGCTTTGATTGCTGCTGCCATTGCTTCATTCTGATGGGTGGCATCTCTGAGCTGTCCAGCGAATTTGGTTTTGATTCGAGTGGGTTCAGGTCTTCTATCTTCCCTAGGCTCTCCAAGTTTAGAAGTTCCGTAGAATCTTGGAACACAGACTCCATTCTTAGTTGGTCTGAAAACTTTGAAAGGTGGTGGAGGAAATCCATAATCGCCATTGACCACGGGTCTTACCGTTAATTCCTTTTTAATTTCTTGGATCGGACCCTCACCTACGAGGTACCCAGTTCTAGTTAGAACTGTCATGTTTAATATATAACTAAGTTAAACTTTATACCATATAATCAACTTAAAGATATACAATTATAAGCTCGTAGTATGAGCGGAATAACCGTGGACAAAGAGATTGAAAATCTGATGAGTATCATCAGTAAATTGAAACATAACCTAACACACGCTGAAGGTAGATTGAGTGCTTATACAGACCTGAAAAAATCTGGTGTTGAGAACATTGAACTACCCGCAAAAGAAGACAAGACAGTTTACGACGACGATATCTGAACTAATACCCAAGAAAATCCAGAGTAATTACCAACATTCCAAACCCCCTTGAAGTCTATATTGATTTCAACTTCATCCCCCTTTATAAGAGACTGCACGGGTCGCCCTTTGACCTCACACATCACTCTCCTATAACGGAATGGAACTTTTACAGTAAGGATGTTACCATCGAGGGGGTTGTCCACATTTTGATTCTTGATTAGATATTGTTTCAATGTATGTGTTCGTTCTATAATTTCCGAGACCTTGGCAGGAATTATAAAGCGGATATACTTTTTATCGTTGAAATCGTAGATAGGTTCATGGACTTTCACCATGAACTTCATTGATTCCTATTACGATAGACTAAGACTAAAACTATAAGTAAGACGATGGTGATCAATATCACTTGGGAGAGAAGTATGGGTCGAAGAGGTTCCCGTGTTCCAAAGCATTCATGACTGAGGGTCCTAGAAACCTCTATACCCGCCTCTATACTTGAGTACGGTGTATGCCTGTGAGACATCATACCACACATGGCCACCTTGGAACACTTTCCGAAAAAGGGGAGTTGTCCGTATAGGCTGAGAACACCCGAGGATTGAGAGAACTCCCATTTTTCTCCATTCCACTCTGCACCCCAACCTATGCGTATTTCGGTGGGTTCGGGAACACCCAACTGCTTCACAACTTCAGCCTTCAGTGTTTCTGGATCCGTGGAAAGGATTTCATCGGTAAGATGACAGATGACACAAGAAATTGTTTTGGTTCCATACAAAAGTTTAGGTTGAAGATTCCACCTGGTGGTTGCAGCGACTTCGAGGTCTGATTTGATTTTTGGAACATTTTCATAATCCAAAAGAACATTGATTGCTCCGTAAGTACTATCTCGTACATTCTTAATCAGGTCAGGTCCCCAATTGTCTCCCATCAACTTGAAAGCTGGGCTATTGTCGAGACAAAGAAAAAGCATACCATCATCAATCACAGTTCCATTGGAAAATGATGCACTAAAACTATCTTCACCGTAGTCAATCCCATTCAACTCCGTCCCGAAAACAAAATTCACACCTGCCTCAAGAAGTTCCTTTTCCATCGCATCACACATGACTTTTCCAGAAACCCTCTGTGTACAGGGGTGTGAGAGTGCCACATGATTCAAATTCTGTACAAATTCATACGCGGTCATGACATCCCAAGTCACACCATCCATAATAAGTGGAAGGTGTTCAATACACGCTCGTCCACTTTCAGATAAAGATCCTACAGCATCTTTCACTGAAATAGTCTTGTATTTCTCACCCTGTGTAAGCACTTTCGAGAAAAATGAAATGAGTACACCATAGTCTTTTGGTTTGAGTGAACGGAAAACAAACTTCATATGGTCACCATTATCTATGGGTCGAAACATTTCGTCCCATGAAATACCCATCTCGTTGAAAAGTGATTGTGTGTTAATAAACGCGCGATCGAAAACAATTCGATGTGCGTGAAGGTCGCGAGTCTCTACATCGGGTTCCCACCAAGAACCACCTGCTGAGAGTTTTCGGTCATAAATTGTAACATCATGTTCACCTGTCTGGATAATTTCCCACGCAAGCGACATACCTGTTGGACCAGCACCAACTATATGAATCTTCATTCTACATTTATCTGACAAATTAAATCAGGCCAGTCTTCTTACGCTCCTCAGGAGTTTTGAGAGCATATATCACAACCACGAAAATCAGTGTAGAAAAGAGTGCGTACTCAATATCCTTTGTGGCACTGAAGGCGATGAGCATGAGAGATCCAAGGCGAAACGCTTTGTTATCGAAAAGAGCTCGGAGTCTCTCAGGAATCTGTATAGCGTTACCAGAGAATAGACCCTGATACAATATGATAAGGGAGAATAGAATGGGTTGTGTTTTGACTAACATTTCCACAGGTCCTGTGATGGGTTTAAATGTATTTTCAAGCTTTGTCATTTATGTAAGTTAAGAAAATAAAAAACTCTGTAGGTATTAGAATGTTATGTGTTGCCCAACATGTACCAGTCAAAGTTCCAAGTAGGAAGCTCAAAACGTGGAAGTTTGCTGGTAAGTTTCTATGGAAGAACGCTACTGTACAGAATAAATCAGAACTTGGTCGATGGACAAAGGGGGAACTCCTCGAACTCGGACCAACATTTGTAAAATTAGGTCAAATCGCTTCGACGAGAGGGGATCTCTATCCACCAGAATTTACAAAAGAGTTGGAATCATTACAAGATGACGTCCCTCCCGTGGAATTCGATACCATTGTAGACTACGA